GCCCTGATGCATTCCTTCCTCCTGCATTATTTGGGCCACCACCACTTCCAGTACCACCACTTCCACCGCCACCGCCGCCACCGCCGCCGACGTCCGCATTGCCACCGCCCTTTATTATTTCGGCAACGGTTTTCCCGCTAAGACTTCTTATTGCTGCTATTTGTGCAGATGTATAACCGCTACTAAGTAGTTCCCTATTCACGTTATCTTCATTCATGGATTTGGCAAGTTTGTCCCACAGGCCAACATAAGACGATGGGTAAATTGTGCCTTGAAATATGAAATTTCCCTTATCCCCAGTGGAAAGTTCAATTAGTGATTCACCACTAAACTGTTGTGCAAACTGAAAGTATCTTGGGAAATATCTTTGCAACTCTTCCAATGTATTTATCGGAGTGTATTGTTGCGTTCCGCCGCCCAATGTGCGTGAGTGAAAATACAATTTTTTCTTGCTTACATCCGCACCAGCCCGTTTTGCTGTAATGTACGTATTCCATGCGCTTAAAAGTTCTTGAGCGTTTACATTTTCATTTATTACAGTGCTATCACCAATTCTCAATCCAGAACCACTTTGGGTTCGCGTTCCATAAACTTTTCCCCTTTGGGAAAATATAGGCAAAGCCGTACTGGAGGAGCCAAATCTTGCAGAAATGCCGCCAACCGATACGCTTGAATCAGCCCCAAAAAATTCCCCTTGTGTAGTTGCCGACCCAGCATTAACAATCTGCCCAGGCGCAAAAACATCAGAAATGAAGTAAATGTCATTGCCTACACGTTTAAAATTGGTATCCATCTTGTACCAAACAACAGGGCCCTGGGATGTGGACCAGCCATATGTTTTGAGCAATGACGGTTTGACATTTGTGCAAGTCAAATCTGTTTCAAGATAATTGACCATTACGCCGTTTTCTTGTCTTGTAATGGTTTTTGGAACGCTTAAAAGTGTGGACATTTTTATTTCCTGTTATTCATTTCGTAGGCTGCTCTTTCAAGTTCTGCCTTAATCTTTGCCGTCGCCTCGTTTATCCCAATTCCCTGAACATTCATATTGATAGTCATTTCCCGTCTTCCGCTGGAACCTTCTGAGCGTGGAGCAGAAGTCAGTGTTTTTGATGCTGGGGTTACCATGTCGCCCATTGGCGCTATCCCAGGACCTGGGACAACATGTAGGTGTCTATTGATTGAGCCGCCATGGAATTCTGCAAATCCGCCGTTTCTTTCAACAACAGTCTTGTACATGCCAAGTTGATTTCCGACTAAGTCGTATGCCCTGCCAGTTACATGGTCAGAATTGATTGAGCCAAGGCCAGTTGTTCTATACGAGGAAGTAACAAATCTCTTGCCAGAAATCATTGAGTTCATCGCGCCATGTCTGGCCATTGTTTGCTGCAGTCTTGATGATGCAGTATCGCCAATCCCTCTCCCACGTGGCGTTCTGGTGTCGTCTTCGCCAATACCAGCGGCAGCAAAAACCTCAATTAGGGATTCTTTTGACCACCACTCTGGTTTCTGGGAATCTGGGCCAAATAACTTGCCCATGTCTTCAATAACTTTCATTTCCGCTTCAAGAAGAATCGACTCTTTTTCAAGATTGTCGGTTGCCATGGCAAATGCTGCTTTATCGGCGCTTATTTGTTCAAGATTGTCACCGCCCATACCAAATGCATTAAGGAAAGAGCGAGCATCTGAATACCCAGCCGCTTGGAAATCACCGCTTTTCAAAATGTTTGTAAAATACTCTTGGTCATCAATCGACATGCTCATAAACCGCTTTTTGGCTGCATCCATCCCAGCCCTATCGGCAAAGCCCATGTCACTTTGAGCAAGAACGGCGCCCAATTGCGGCAGCATCACGTCTGCAAGATTTTGCTCCAAATCAGTAAATACTTTGGTATTTGCCTGCCCAGCCTTGCCAGTGTAAAAAGCCTGACCCATGCCACCAAGTGGATTTTTCTTTCCAGTCAGTGGATTTACTTCTTGAAACGCTAATCCACCAGCGGAACCAAGTTGTCTTACTGTTTCAAAATACGCCTTGGTTGTGTCTCCGCCGTATGCATTGGTTAATTGTTCAAAGACTCCACCTATGACAGTTTGGCTATCCGCAGAGGTAACAGTCTTGTCCGTTCTTGACCTGTAATCAGTTGCGAAATTCTTGATGATGTCATTGATTATGTGTGGTGCTTGTTCCTGTTTTATTGCCGTGCTGTACGCGGTGTCAATTGTCTGCGTCATTATTTGAGCGACGGCTTGGTCTATTTCTCTTGCGGTTTTTACCACGGTCACACCAAGACGCAACAATTGCTTGTTGAAGTCCTCGGTGCTGTCAGCAAGGTTTACATTCATAGTCCTGGCGAGTTCCATGACCTCCATGGTTGTTTTGCCAGTCATTCTAGAAATTAATTGTGCGCGGCTATTGACTAACTTTGATGCGCTGTCATATGCGTCTGAGTATGCTCTTGATTCTTTGCCAAATTGGTCAAGGAATTCTTGTTGTAGCGCGTCGTCGACAGAGGCATCTCGTGCTAGTCTGTCCATTCCCATGAATTTATTTTTCTTTTTTGCAGTCAGTTTCCCGTATTGGGCATCGTCAATTAACCCCATTCTATAAAGTTCGTTTATCGACTGGCCACGAGCCTTTCGTTTTTCTTCATTTTCTTTCCTGGACGCGAAATAATTCATAATTCTTTCTGCACCATAAGTGACGTTTCCAGCAACGAAACCAGCAACACCACCCGCTACGTTTCCCACACCAGGTATAATTGTCCCCGCTATTGTGCCAGCGGCGGTGGCCGCACCAACAGTACCCGCGTATCCAAGTCTGCTTTGTTTTCTGTTATGGCCAGCCTTTGAGCCTCTTTCTGCTATCTCTGCTATTTTCGCAAATTTGTCTGATGCGTTTTCCATTGATTGAACAATGGTCGTTTCTTTTTTCCCACTTTTCATGGCTGCGCCTTCAAGAAGAGCGGCTTGAACCATTATTTCGCCAGTAGTGCGTTCAAAAAAATCGCCAATAATTGCCTGTGCGTTTTTCTTTGCCTGTTTCATTGCATAAAGCGGCGCATTTATTGCACCGACAATTGTTCCTATTGCTGCGCCAATAATCGCTCCCGTTGCGCCAAATTCGCTTCCGATTGCCGCTCCAGCGCCAGCGCCACCAAGCATTGCCAAACCAGAGTCTTCAGTGTTCAACGCAAACGTGCCGCCAGCCAAACCAAGACCCAACTTTGGGCTGAACATTGCTGTCGTCGCCGCTAGGCCAAGGCCAGCGGCTATATCTTGGTTGCCGACTCGGTCCGAAAGATTTGCCAATCCCATCGATAGTGCAAAACCGCCCATTCCGCCAAACGGCTTTCTTCCCTGGCGTGCGTCTGCATCTTGTTTTGCTGTGTGCATCGCGCCATAGCCGCCGACGCGTGCCATTCCGCGCGAAACTCGTGAGAACTGCTTTTTTGTTCCAGTCGCGATTCCCTTAACTCTTCCTGACCACGGTCCATACTTGGTTTTTGATGTTCCCGCAGCAGGAACCACTGCTGGTGTTCCTGGCGCACCTGGCATTGGCGAGGTGGGGCCAGCAGGCATGGTTGGTGTTGGAAGCGGCATGGTTGGGATTCCACCACCAGCACCTGGCGCCCCACCAGACCTAAGGGAACGAAGAGACGCTGATGCTTTGCCAAGAGCCTGATTAAAGGATGCTAAACCCTTTGTCGCTCTGGTTGAAGATGTTCCAAGGTTTTGGACAGAAGTGGAAGTTGCCCCACTCGACCTAAGTGCTGCCGTTGCTGCTGGTGTTGCAGCGGCTGCGGTTCCAGTCGCTGCTGCGGCGGCACTCGCGCCAGCCTTCGCCAGTCCGACTTTGCCCAAAAGGCTCTTGATACTGAGAACCCTGGAAGCAGTTCCTCCAGTATTTTGCCACCACTCTTTTGCCTTCGGGCCAAGGATGCCGCTGTTCGCTACTCCGCCTATCACGGCACCTGCTACCGCCCCCTTGGGTCCAGCAAATTTGCCGACTTTGTACCCGTCGTATGCACCCTTCAATGCGCCCATAATGCTGACATTTTTGGCATTAACGTTCATGTTGCTGACTTCGCGCTGGACAAGCGTGCCACGGGTTGTCTTGAGCGCTCTAGAAATTGCAAATAGCGCCATTGTCGCGCCGCGTTCACCAAACATCTTTTGCAAGAATCCAAAAATGGACGAGAACTGCTCAACCATGTTGCCGATTGCTCTGACAACCTTGCTAATAAATGGGAGATTGTTAACTATGACCTTTTGGAACATGTTGAGCATTTGCAGAAGTTTGGAGACGGTGGTTCCAAGTGTCTCCCCGAATTCCTGAAACGCTGGCGCATTTCTCTGAACGCTCTTGTTGAATTCTTGCGAATTATTTTTGATTTCATTCCATATTGGGCGCCAGGCCTTGCCAAAACTTGATTCAATTACTCTTGCGCCATCGATGAACGGTCTTAAACCGTCAGCGATTTCATTCCAACCTCGCTTAAATCTGTCCCACCACTCACCCATTCTCTTGAACATTCCCTCTGATTTGGGGAGGTATTCCCTGATGAGTTTTAGATAGAAGTTGGACATTTTTTCTGCGGCGTTTACTATTGCGTTTACGAATCCACCACGCTTTTCCCAGCCAGCAATTGCTCCGCTTGTCTGGCGCATCGTTCTTGTGAATATTTCATATATTCTTTGCAGGCCGTATTTGGCCTCTGGCAAGAATTGTTGGCCGAAGTCAGCAAATTGAACCTTGATTAGATTGAAGTACTTCTTGAGTTGCCCAACAAGCGTGTTGTTGACGGCATCCATTTGTCCAGTGACACCGCCAAGTTGGGCAAGTGTCCCATCTTGCAGTGCCTTCAGGAATTCATCGCGTGTATCAATTCCCTTTTTCTTTGCTTCCTCCATGGCTTTTTCCATGGCGGGTCCCATTTCTTTTGCTGCTGCAGTAATCGCGCCAAACCCTTTTTTCTTATCTTGCAAAACATTGACCAATGCTGCTGCTTTACTCAGTCCTTCTTCAAGCGGTTGTCCTGCGGCAGCAAAGTCACCAAGACCTTTGAGGAGTGTCTTGCTTTGGCCAGTGAATCCAATTTTTGACTTGGCAATTTCCGCATATGCCTTGTTGAGTGCTTCTGCGCCAGCGCCAGCAAGTTGCGTGTCTGCATGCAGGCTTCGCATGTTCACCTGGGCCTGTCTCAGTCCGCTACCAAACTCTTTATTGCCCTTGCCAGCGTAAGCAAACTGGGCGGCCTGCTGCTCTCTCATTGCTGCGGCCAAAAGACCCATCGCCACCGTTGCGCCAGCGGCCGCACCAGCAAGACCCTTCAGGGCAACGTGGTAGGACTTCACCAAGAACCTTCCAGCGACAAACAAAGCGTGTATGCCGACGAGGGCAACGCTCATGCCGCCAACTGCCATTGTGGCTAATTTGAAAGCGCCAACAAGCATTTTTTGCAACATTCCGCCAAGGGTTCGCATGGTCTTGTGGACCTTGAACATGACGCGTTGGTATTCCATGCCGCCTTTGCCAGCGCGGTCTAATGCTTTGTCTGCAACGGTTGCTGCGCCAGCAAGTCCAAGAAGGTCTTTGCTGGTTGACCTGGTTGCCTTGCTGAGTACCTTTAGTTTTCCAGCGGACTTTAACGCATGGTCGCCAAGTTCATCGACTCTTTCGGTCGACCGCGTAGGACCCTCATCACGAGTCGTCCTTACGTTAAGAACTATGTTTCTTACTGCGTCACTCATTTGTCCTGGCCGAAATTAAAGGGTTTCTTTAATGACTCGGGCTGAGGGGAGTGCTACCGATTCTTTTCCAGTTCGCGCCGTTCTCGCTCGCGGTCTTGCTCTACCACTTTAGCACAGGCCATGAGGATGACCCATTCAATCTCTGTGCAATTCATGAGTTCGAGCGGATTTGTGCCCCACAGTTCGCCAAGTCGTGCGGCGTTGACAATGAGGGAATCTTCGATTAGTTCGTCGAAGATTCCTTCGTAGGGTCCTCGGTGTCAACCGTGTCTGAATAACCAGCCGCCTCCAGAATTGCCACTGCAGCAGACTCGACATGTGGGTCGACGCCGAAAAAGGCGCGCACGCAGTCAGGCTGCGGTCTGGTGGTTTCGGTCATTTCAAGAATGAGGTCAGACGCAAAAGTCAATTCATTGCCGTCCGCATCGCGAACTTCCTGGTCCTCGAACAGCATTCCGCGTGTCGTGTGGCCGACAACGAGACAGGCAAATCGCAACGCGTCCATGCCGTTTTTGGTGTCTTCGCCAGCGCTCTTTCGCCACGAACGAATTTGATTCTGCGTGATGTTTGGACTGATAATCAGTTTCACGTGTGGTCGTTCTGGAACCGTCAAATGCACGACAGGGCGCTCAATCTTGCGTTTCACCGCTGCAGTCAATTGGTCAAGCAGCGTAAGTTCGCCACCCTTCTTTTCGACGAGAGGCTTTTCTTTCTTCTCTGTCTTTTTTGGTTCGTCTGGACTGGTGTAAAGTTCGTTGTTGCTCATGGGCAAAACCTATCACACAACCAAACCATCAGTTGTAAATTATTGAAGTAATTTACTTGCTGGCGACCGTCGACACCGAGAAGGTGAGCGCAAACGTTGATGGCGCACCCGACGAAGAGTCTCCGTCTGGCTCGGTCAGACCCACAAGAAGGGCCTTCGAGTAGATGCGGTCAAGGCCTGGCTTCTTGAGGTCACAGTCATAGGTTTCGACCGTGATGTCGTAGTAGGCCTTGCCGACGTACTCGCGCAACTTGGCGACCTTTGCTGCCAATCCAGTCGCGCCGTCAGAGGCAACTCTGTCGTCATCGTAGTGGGCGGTCAGCGTGATGTCACCAATGTCGAACGGCGCGCAAAGAACAGTTGGTGATGCCTTTCCGCCCTCGTAAATCTTTTCCACCGAGGCGGTGATTTCTCCACCCGACACCTGCGCAAACAAGAAAGTCTCAAACTTGGGCAGGTCCGTAATTTGCTGCTCGCCGTGTGGCGCAACTTTTGCAAGAACTTGCCTCTGTGATACTTTTGCCATGATTTATCCTCCGTGTATTAGACGACCGACTTGGTCAGGTTCGACTTGATGATGTCGACTTCAATCTTGTCACCGACGCTCGACACTCGGACGCCGACGCGAGCCTTGACAAGGCCATCAGCCAACTGTGACGTTGGGTTGATTGACGCATCGCACTTGACCGAGTATCCGAAGTCAACTCTCTTGCCGTTTGCATCAAACGCTTCGAACAAAGCGCCGTTAGCGCGCAGTGGCTCGAGAATTGCAAACAACTTCGACTCGACTGCAGCAAACACGGTGTTGCGGCCATCGATGACGCTGAAGATGAGGTCTTCAAGCGAACGATTGGCATCCACAACAACCTTGTTCACAACGTCTTGTGCAGTGATGTAACGGAAGTTAGTGGTGTCTGGCGACAGTGAACGCGCGCCATAAACACGAATCGTATTGTTGATGATTCTGATTGCGTTGACGTACGCTTCATCAAGCGCATCGCCATTTGACTTGTCGATGTCGGCGGCAACTCCGTTCACAAACGATGCAACTGAAATCAAACCAGCGCCTGGCTTGTGTGGGCCAACCTGCGTATGGGCAACTGCTCTTTTTGCTGCAGCATAAGCCACTGGTGGGATAAGTCTATTGACACCAGAAACGCTCGTTGGAACATACACCCATGGGTAGAAATAGGCAACATGCTCGGCGTGGACATCTGCCGCAGACAAAGTTTGTCCAGCAGTTTTTGCTTCCGCAATCGAGTCGTCGAATGCGCCATTAAGGAAAGCAATTCTGCTGTATGCGTTCGCATGATTTGCAAGGCCAGTTTGAACAGTTGTGTTTGACGATTCTGGGCACATAACAACACCAGCGCCAAAAGACTCAAGGAAGAGTTCAAGGCCAGTAACGTAGTTTGCCGCAGTGACTGTCTCTTCGTTGTCGTCGCCAGCGCTGAGCGCAGTGGCGGCAGAGTTTTCTGGCAGTGGTGAACCAGTTGCCTGCAGGTCGGCTGCGGTGACAACCTTCGACGCAGATGGGCTTGAGTTGATACGACCAACTGCCTGTGCAACAGACGAGCAGTTGCCCGTGCTGTAGAGCAAGGTTCCGTCGTCGTAAATTTTCACGATGAACGTACCAGTTGCAGTTCCTGGGTTAATTGTCTCAACGGTTATATCGCTGCTCCATGCGCCAGGACCGTTCGCGGTAATCGACATCACGTTGTCGCCACCGACTCCGCCTTCGTTCAATACGATAGTGCCAGTCGACGCGGAAGCGCCAGCGACTCTTGCAATGTACGCTCTTGTTCCGCCTTCTTCAAAGAAGGTTTGAACAGATGGGTGCAAATACGAATACGAGGCATACCCGCCATAAATCGCCTCAAATTCGGCAAGACTCGTCACCAATTTTGCTTCGCCAATCGGTCCACGAGCGGCCTTGCCGACGAAGAATGCTTGCGACGTTTCAACTGCCGTTGCGGCATTTGGTCCAACTCTTACTGCTGTTTGTATGCTTACGCCTGGCATGACACCTTCCTCGCTATTGAGAGATTACGCGTATTCAATTTCTTCCTATTGTACAGACTCTGCGTCTTGTGTAGATGCAACTGTCTGTTCTTGTTCGATAACTTCTGCTTGTGCTGGCTCTGGGGACGGATTTGCCGCCCTGTTTCGCTGCTTTGGCTGATGTTGTTTCGAAACCTGATAAACAACTACAAGTTTTCCACTGTCAATTCCAGCGGCACAAATTTTGCATGAACCATCTATTCCTGCGACAGAGTTATGCGGAAGAATTCTGCCGTCTTCGTCAACCTCGAATGGTCCGCCAGAAACGTTTTTGACGACAATTCCAGGCGCGACAACAGACGAATATTCTTCTTTATTTTTCAGGATTTTGAACAAGTGGGCCATGCGAACAATTCTCCTTCGTAAGGCGTTATAAATTGTACTTCATAAACGACTAATCAATCGTATGTGTTTCCGTCCAGGTGCTGGAAGAAAGGTCTGAGTCAGTCACGCCCTGCTGTGAAACTGAAAACTCAATTTCTTGAATTTCCCCAATGTCTTGACGGGTCACGACCTCATTTATTCCCAAGTCATACCCGACGTAGGCGCCGCAAAGCACCCTGTCGCCCTTTAGCAAAGTTATTTCAGAAAACTCTTCCCTCATGCTGTTTTCGTCAATCATTACCTGAAATGATTGACGAGGGTCAACCGCCTGCAAACACGGGTAATCAAGAAGCGCAGAGCGAACGACTGCCGTAAGTCTGTCTCTGGCAATTGTTGCCTCATCTGGGCCAATCGCTCTGCACCACACATATGTTCTCATTGCGTAATTGACTCGATATAGCGGGTCTGGGCCGTCAAAACCCATTCTGTCAAAACGAGTTGTCGATATCGCAACTGTGATTATTGTCGGCCAAGCATCAAGAGCAAGCGGTTCGTATGTAAAGAATTTTTCTGGCATTGGCAATTCAGTGCTAGAAATGTCCCATCCGTTTCTGTAGCGCACAATTCTTTTTGGCAAATCGTTTTGCAAATATGTAGACACATAGTCTTTTGCAAAATGCGGGCCGTGCATCAGGTAATTCGGCACAACTACTCAATCCCCTCAACAATATATTTGACCACTTCTTCTGCTGCTTCATCAATCCATCTTTCTGGCGCAAACAGAATTGGACGTGCTGGCATTTTTTCTGTTCCGTATTGATGAAACCGTGCCACCCGTCCACCAAACGTGAATCGGGCACCTCGCATCAGGCCTTCAAGTTTTGGACCTTTGGCAACTTGCTGAAAAAGTTTTCCGCTCTGCACAAGAATAGGAGCACCTGGAAAATTCTGAACTTTCCAAGACCCATACTCTGCGTCAAGGGGCTTCCAACCACCAGATGGCAGGCCCTGGGCGGTGAAGTTAGCAATCATGTATGCCTTGAGACTTTGGTGAAGTCGAGGCCAAACAGGGCGTAAATCCTTCATCCTTTTCTTTACGTCGTCGAGGTACTCTGATGCATCTTCGTCGCCATCCAAATCGACCTCAACTTGAACATTTAATTCGTGTGGGGTTGCCATTACGCAATTCTTCTTCTGCTGTACTTCTTTATTTGCGCAAGTTCTGTTTCCAAAAACCCAGTTTCCGTTACGGCGACACCTCTTGGATTTAAGTCTTTTACACCGACAACATCATCATGCATATTCTGCATTTCGCGTGTTGCTGCACGCAAAATCATCAATTTAAACATCTTTATGTTGTCACCGTCTAGACCACCCCTGTAGGTGACCCTGATGATGTCGTTGGCAAATCCAGTGTAAATATCCAAACCGTAGCGCCTGACCGTGTATTCGCTTCCATTGGCTGTTGCTGAACCACCAGATACATATGTTCCAGTAACCCCAGAATTCGCGACAGTAAAAGTCGTTGGGGTTACGCCAGTAATTATTTTTGCGTTGAGGTTAAATGTCGTTGGATTGCAGTTGATTACTGTAACTGTTTGCCCAAGCGTGAACCCATGGCCGCTAGCCGTATACGTTGCTGTCCCAGAAGAAACTGTTGCGGCAGTTATGTTTGCAATTCTTTTGACTGCTTCGCCAAGAATTTTGTTTGTTATGGTCGGCCCATCCATTTCCACTTTTGATACCGAAACAATCGGAGTGTTGCGGAGGTAAATGGTGCTCGGTGGCGCAGCATAAGTTATTACGCCATTTGGGTCCGAATCACCAAGACCAAGACCCTGGTTGTAGAAGTATGAACCCATCGGAACGTTGACATGATTTGCCTCAAGAATGTGGGTCTCATCAACAAACTCGGTCACTTCCACTGGCCTACCAAGGTATGTTTCCATCTCGCTTTGTAGGCCCTGCAGTATGATTTCCGCAGCATCCTGCTGACGCAGAGACAGACTGATGTCCATGTATGTGGTGAGGTCAGAAAGCGTTACAAGCATTACCAAACCTCCGAGCGGTCAGAAACCGATTTAATCAGCCACCTCGACGGCGCAGACGCCCAAGCAGACCGCGCGCCAACTCCTGCGCTCTTTCGGTGGCTTGAGACAATCTTCTGCGCACGCGACCAGCACGGCCCTCATCCTCGTCGCCCTTTTGCTCCATTTCCTGGAAGCAATGAGTCATTCCGCGCATTTTGTTCATGTCAAGCGGGCTTCGCCCACCGAGGGTAAATCTTCTGTTCATTTTGCGTGCTCCTCAATTTGAAAAACGCTCAACACTTGATAAAGCGCCTATCAAATTTTATCACTATGGGTGCAACGCTGGTGTTATCTATCTTTATTTGGCGGACGTTCTGCCTCAAAATTATCCACAGCGCCTGCTGGGGCCTCGATGGGAACCCACGCTCTTGAATACTTATGCTCTGGAATATTTAATTTTTTAATCAGCGTTCCATCCAGCAAAAGTTCCAATTCATCATATTTCATTGACAGCAATGTGTCCATATCCTCTTCCGAATATTTATTGCTGTAGACGAGGTCTCTTACGACTTTCGCAAGTTTGTGTGCCACCAAATTGCCCCTACCCCTATTTAGTCTGACGTGCATCATCGACGCTTCAAGCGAGTCGCAATCCACCACCGCGCACGGAATCGTTTTGATTTTCGCTTTGAAATTTTCATTTTCTTTAACCAACATCCATCTGTGGTATCCGTCAATTATGGAGTTGTCGGTCTTGCGAATTACGATTGGGTAAATAAAGCCATACTCATTTAGTGAAGCAGAAAGAACCAATAGGTCTGGCCTAAGGATGTGATTACAGTGCCAAGACCCCTTTTTCAATGCGTCAACATCAATGTTCTCTACATTAAACAATTTGATTACTCCTCGTCGTTGATTTCTGAATTTTCCAATTCTCGAACTGAATGCACCCGCGTTTTTGGCCCTATGGGGCTAGCGGCACGGCTCTTCGCCAGAGAGTGCATAAAAAGCGAGTTTATCAGTGAGTAAATGGTGTATGACTTTGGGTCTGCAACATGCTTTCTTCTGTATTCGGCAACGAACGCTTTTGCTCTTTGTTTTTTTGATTCACCAATCATGTAATCATCTATGAATCTCTTGGCGCCGTCAAAACCCATTGACGCATACTTCTTGACAACTGCATCCAAATCAAAAACTGGCCAGTATCTGTACTGTGCGTCAATATATGGGAAACACTCAACCAGCCTGTCGTAAAATTCTGGCTCTGTCGCAACAACATCACCAATGCGTCGTATGGCAACAGAATGAAGTGGAATCCCCACCCTGGTGTTGCTTCCCGTTACTGCTGCAGCATCGTAGTACTCGCAGTACCTTTCATTATGTTCTTCAATTATGAACTTAAAAACATCCGCTGTTTGCCAATCGTAAATTACCTTGGCAAATTTCATTGGCATGCCCTTTTTCCCTTTGTATGGGGTAACTATGTAGTTCTCGTGCAATTTTTGCACAAGTGAGCGATATCTAATCATTGACTCATTCGCCCTCACTCCAGTGACGAAAGCAACGCTTCCCTTCTTGCCCTGCATTGTGTAATAGTCGAGACTTTCAGTAATCTGACTTTCGTCGCTTAACCCAAAGTGCTTATAGGTAATCGCAAAGGGCGGCATTTCCCTGATTAGGCGACCCTCTTTTCTTCGCTTATCGCTCCACAAGGTCACTGATTGTCTTCTTCCCAAAACCCATATCTCCGACCCAGAAGGCAAGCAATACCACTCCATGTCAACCCAGGGCTTTTCCCTGATGTAATTGACGTAATCGACAACCATGGGGCTAAGCATTTCTTCATCGCGGAAAATTACTTTTACAGGGCCAAGACCACGCTCCTCGTGCACCTCTTTTGCCAATAGAAGCACGGCAGTTGAATCTTTTCCTCCAGAAAACTGCACGCAAACAGTGTCAAAAGTGTCGTATACGTGGCGAATTCTCTGGCGTGCCGCTTCCACGCAGTCAATGTCAAGGAAGAGTCTTTGACGAGTCATGCGTCTGTATGGGCGTCAATGAAGTTAATTAGTCTTTCCGCTGTTGTGGTCCCATCGATTGATGGGTCGTTTCGCAACCACCTAATGAAGTCGTACCATCTGCGCTGTTGTTCCGCATCATCAAACACGACTTGCACCGAAACTATTGCCTTTGGCGCCGCGCCTGGAAGTGCAACAGTCGAACCGCGAAGTGCTACTTCCCTATGGTCCACGTCTTTTGGAGCAATTAACTTGGTTTCTCCGTCATCGTCTTTTGTGGCAAACGATGAAATTTGTTTTTCTATTTCGTCATTTGTATCTGTTGGCTGGGCAACAATTACTGGTGGGATATAAGAAGTCTTTGTGATTTCTTCGCTTGCCTTTACCACCGCTCGCTCATCCATCGCGGCCATTTCAAACTCATCCCACCCAAGACCATCCCAAAGTTCACTGAAGTCACTTGATACCTCAGTAAGCATCTTTTGAAGAAGGTCATCGTCGGTGTAACCCAACTCCATCGTCCTATTGTCGGCAAGAGCATAAGCAACAGCCTGCTTATCGTCTGCGTCAAGAAAGATGACTGCAATCTTGTCCCACCCAAGTTTTATTGCCGCCATCAATTGGTGATTGCCAGCGATAACCGTGCCGCTTCCATCCATATTCTTTTTGGCGACTATCGGTTTGACTTGTCCAAATTCCTTATATGAAGCAGCAATTGCGTCAACATTCCCCTTTCTGGGGTTTCCTTCAAGAAAATCCAATTCATGAATTGGCCAAGCCATGCCCTGCAACGATGGATGAATATTGTTCATACCTGAACCCTCACGTTCGCATTAAGTGTCCTGAGTGAATCCATTGCCGTGCGCAAAGAAAGCAACTTTTCTCGCTTGGACTTAACCAATGCTTCGGCAATTTTGTAGTCATAGTCGAAGTCGGCCATCTTGTAATCAGCCCACGCCTCACGCTCTTTGATTGAGCCTTTTGCGGATAGGTATTCTTTCGCCCAGTTTGCCTTGTATAGCGATTCCTTTTTTGCTGCGTCTTCCGCAAGTTTTTCAAATGCTTCTGTTTCTTCTTCGAGCATGTCCATCATTCGCAACAACTCCTGCTCAATATCTACTTGGCTTATGGGAGCAGTTCTGACCATCTCGAATTTCTCCTTAGTGCTTCGTACAGTGGGGTCCAATCTATCTTGTCCAGAGCGGACAATTGCTTGTTCGACCACGAATACCAAGATTCGTTTAATTTTGCGTAGGCCATTTGTTCAAGAACCCATGCGTCGCACTCATCATCGCCATAACCATCATAAAATCTCTCAGGAAACTGGGCCTTGAGAGATAATAGAACGTCCTGCTTGTTGGCATTTCCGTTTCCAGTGGCAAATTTTGCCCTGCATTTTGGTGGAATTTCAACGGTTGAAAACCCAGCCCGATGCAAATCAACCTTTACAACACCGCCCAATTCACCAAGTGAGTGGGCTCTGGAAAACTTTGAACCGAATGAATATCCCTCAATAATGACCGCTATCGGCCGTGAATTAACTGCAAAATTAGTTATTTTGTCGGATATTTCTATGAGGCGCTCGATTCCACGAGTTTTTGGCTTTATGGAAAAAGTTTCCCCGTTTACGCTTACGCCAGTTGAGGTTAGGGAAAGGTCCAAACCCATTAACTTGGGGTACTCAATTTTGGCCATGTCACCCATGGCGCCAAGATTAGTCGTTGGGTTCGCTTTCCCAGTGGTGCTTTGAAAGTCCCAACTCAAATGCCAATTGTGGATATCTGCCAATCCTGTCATGGCACCTTCTGCACACCGCCAAAAGATTTGACTCATCAAGGATTGAGCCACCCTGGGAGCGCCTTACTAATTCATGAATGTCCTGAGATGGATTTTGCTGGTAGGTGACTTTCCCATCATGTTTTGCAAAAACCCCACATGCTTGACAATGCGGATATTTCTCCAACATTTTTACAACAAGAGGCCTGCGAAGTTTGTATTCCTCTTCTTTTTTCTTGCTGCGATACCGCATCAAATATTGCTTTCGTTAATCTCCTCGAAAGCCCACTCATTATTTAGGGCGCGCCACAGGGCCCTATCTATTTCAGTTGCTTCTAGGTCGTACTCATAAAGCAATGCCTTGTGTTTTGCTATTGCTTTACGATAAAAATTGGCATCGCTGCTGGCGGTGAGGATGTCTTTCCCGACGTGGTCAAGGCCGCCAGTCTCAATCATTTTCATAACATCATCAAGTCGCCTGTTTACGTGAAATCGAAAACGTTCTATCTTGGTTTTTCTGGTCTTGTAGGCAAATTCTGCCTCCTGCAAGAGAACTACGCCATCTTCACCCATTGAACCGAAACGGTCACGGTCTGATTCTTGGTCCGCCTCAATATTCGCTATCTGCTCATCAAGATTTTCTATAAGCATGACCAGGGCGCGCTTCCATCTATTCCAGTTTTCCTGGCTTAGAAGGACTTGGCGCTGCCTGCTTGAAACCTTATTTTTTACATCCTCTGATACGAGGCGGGCAAATTCATCGTCTGAAATATACATAATCACTTACTCCATGCTGGGCAAATATTTTTGTACGAACACCAGTCGCACAACCTAGATTTTACAGGTTCAAAAACACCAGTTACACATCGTTCGTCGACCATTGCTTTTATATTTGAGACTCTGGCAACTGTCGCAGCAAGTGAATCGCTGGTTACCTCTTCCGTGAATTTAACACCATCTTTGAGGTATATAAGTTCCAATGATTGGACAGGGAAAACTTGGATTTCTTGCATTATCGCTGCATAAATGCGCAACTGCTCAAATTTATCTGAAAGCCATTCAACTTTTGGTGTTTTGCCAGTTTTGTAGTCGGAAATTACCAACCCACTTCCACCGCCGTCTGTTTTTGTGTAGCGGTCAATGTATCCCTTTAGGACAACCCCACCAAGTGGATGATTGAGTTCGCTCTCAAGGCCAATCGGGTGAACTGATTGCGGGTCTTCCACCTTCCATAAATTTTCTATACAGAACCACGCCTGCCACCTAAAAGTGCGTATTTCCTCACTGCTTCGTAGCAACGAAGTAACTGGTTCTGCCCACGTCGAATGCCAATACTGCTTTGCCAAATCTCGCGCCGCGTCAACAGTCCTCTCCATCCACGGCAACTTGTAAAGATTTTCAAGCACGTCATGGACAAAATTGCCCATCATCGCTTCCTTGCCTGGCCTGTCTGGAATCAGGTCTATTTTGCTGTACCTGAATTTCAGCGGGCATTGCTCAAAAGTCGCCAGAGAAGAAGGCGACAAATGTGGTGGTGGCTTTAGTTTTTCACCGTCAGTTTGGGACATGGCTTCCACCGAACTGAATGCGAACGGTTTCTGCCAATAACGCATCTAACTCTTCGGCGGTTACCTGATTTGGTGCAGTTGGCTTGGGTTTATCGCCATGGTTTTGCTTCCAAAAAACGCCAAGTTGTTCACGGCCATCTTTGTTCAAGCCTTTCGACATTTCCTTGAAGTTTTCCCATTTTTGCTCATGCTCGGAAAGCGGAACATTTGCAGCGTCAATTGCCTGCTCAATCTCAATCGCCTCTTCGCTTCGGGCAAGATAAAGACCGACACCAAATGCTTGTGCGGCCTTTTTTAATGCGTCCGAAATTGCGCCCTTGAACTCATCGCCGAGGTCAAGAATTTGTCCAGCCTTGGTCCGCTTGATTTTCTGCCCACCAATTCCATCACGAACAATGGTGGAAAATTCGCTTACGAAGTATTCGATGCGAACGTGCGCGATGACAAAGTCAGGGTCAAGCGCATCGCGCTCGCATTTCTGAATTGTGTACGACCATTTGTCAACGCCGAACACTTTGTTCAATCGCGTGATGACTTCACTAACTGGAATGTAGGTGAGGTTGACCCCACCTTTGTTAATCATCTTTTCCATTTCCTGAGGAAATGGCTCAGACAGTCTGTTGTACATGTCGCTCATTTGTTCTTGTCCCCCAATCGCACAATGATGCTGGTCTTGCTTTCTCCCTGCTCACAATACAGGTCTGGGTTGATGCCAATTTCACCCAACTTGCCGACTCGCCAATATGACACGGCGGCATAATCAAGAAGTTTCTCAACCATCTGCGTAACGGTCATTGTTCGTTCACCAGTGTCCATATCTACGGCCATTTCGTTCAAGCGCTCAGCAACGCGATTGGCAAGTTTGGAGTGGTCCCATTTCTTGCGGTCAACAGCGCTCTTTTTTTCAACAGTCGCGCCAGATTGGGTTTCCACCATGCCTCGGTTGCCCATCAGCATGCCGACTTTGCCCGCGAAAGAATCGTAGATAATCCCCATATCGCGTTTGACCATGTTCAGTTGGGTCAACAATTCAGCGGCTTGCTCGATGTCTGGGGTCGTCTTGATGTATTCGCCCAAAAGAGCATCAATCTCCATGAGGTCATTGCGCCATTTTTCAAATACGGATGTGTCCAAAGACATTTGTATCTCCTGTTAGTAGTTGGTGTATAACTCACACCACGATACTGGCTTTTCTCCTTTGCGGCAACCCGAGTCCAGTCAAATGATTAAACGCGCCTGTTGCGGAGTCAACTTGGTCATCGTGTGGTGATGCTTCGGGAAACGAGGCAAATTCATCTAGCCAGTCACTCAGCCAAGCGCCACGAACAACCCTCACATTGCCGTTCGCCAAGGCGGCGGCGAATGGTCTCGCTCTGGTCACTTTGTCTCCAGTTGACCTATTGGCGGCAAAATCAAACCCAGGAAGAACGTATCTTGCGTATTGGTCAACAAGCGCTTTGCCAGATGAGCCAGGCTCCTGTTCCATTCTTATTGCCACGCCAACGCCGTCTTCATAAGCAGTTTGCGCAATGAACTGCTCAACCTTGTCGGCCTTTATGCGCTTTTTCCTTACGTCCAATACATAGGCAATACCCTGGTCGAACATCATGAGAGTCCCGACTGTCCAGTCTGGGTCTGGGGTTGATTGACTTGGTTCAGTAGCCGCAAGGTCCCAAAACCTAACGACTCTGGCTGATGAACTAACAACTGGTATTTCGTCGTTATCGATAATAACCACTGATGTTCGGTCAAACATCGTACCGAGGGTTGTCGACCACCAGTCACCCTCTTCAAGCCTTCTTCTTTCCACTGGGTCAAGGGCTGCAAGGGCCTGCCTGTACGAATCGGCATCAATGCCTGGGTTATCCGTTAGTCGTGAAGGAACAAAAATCCTACCCTTTTCCTGCCCTTCGACTATGAAGCGTTGTCTCACCCAGTTTGGGGCAGGGTTGGACGCACATCTCATTCGTAGTGGGACTGAGGACAATGGGCCGCTGGCAGGACGGCGTAGACGCGAAAACAAATATCTGTAATCGCTTTCCCGTATTTCGGTTACTTCATCCATACCGATGAACTGAAATTCTGAACCCTTATAACGCAGATAGTCGTTTGTGTTATTCAGGTATCCAAACGAAATTCTGGCCCCAGAGGGGAACGTGGCAACGAAACTGTTATTGTTCCAATGAACATCATCGTACTGAGTTACCCAAGTGCGGAATCTGTCCATCAAGGCGCCAGGAAGGGACAAGTCAGCAAATGTTCTTCTGAACAAGATTGCGGAGTATCCAGGGACATCTACGTACTGGAGAGCCGCCATTAAAAGCGCAGAACTCTTGCCACCACCAGCAGCACCACCAAAAAGTGCTTCAATCGAATACGTTCGCAGGAAAACCTTTTGATTTATTGACGGCTGCTCAGGACAGAAAAGCGCTGGCTTAGGTTCTAGATATTCGAGAATTTTATTCCAGTCTTTTTGCACTGTTCAATCGTAGACCATGTTTTGGGGTAGTTTGTAGCAACATGAATAAGGTTCTGTCGTTCCTGCGGTCGTCTGCCAACAGGGCTACTTTCGCAAATGTGTTGATGGTTTCATTTATACTGTTTAGTGCGGTAGGAGGATTTTTAATAGCGCCCCCCGTCGGTTTTATCATTGCAGGAGTTGCTTGTGGAGTTTTCGGATTTTTACTTGGTGCTGAGTAGTTAAAAAATGGCCTGGAACTCATCTAGAAACAAGTCCCTCGCCAACGGCGGGATTAAGGCGCTTGGCCCTGGGGCGCCCATAAATCTTGACCCAGGTCGCACTGGCCGCCCATACCACGACATGTGGGACATAGAAAGGGCCTACCGCGAGGGATTCCAAAAAATCACATGGGTGCAGAGATGCATCGACGCAATCGCTGGCAATCAGGCGAGATTGCCGATAATTTTGCGCAAGGACAACTCGCGAGATGGGCAAATCCTGACTGGAAGAAGAGCGTTGCGGTCCCCGCTGATAGATATTTTTAACACCAAGTCAAACGAAGGCGAAAACTCATTCATCTTCCGATACAGGCTTTCTTCGCAATTGCTTATGTCATCACGCGGTGCATTTATAGAGAAAATAAAGGGAAGAGACGGTCGCCTAATCGGCTTGAACCTTCTGCCACCACAATTCACTGCACCAATACCGCATCCAAAAACTTTTATTTCTGGTTACGAAGTACAAATGCCAACTGGCAACAAGGTAATTATGAAACCAGAAGATGTTCTTTGGATTCGCAGACCACATCCACTCGACCCGTATCTTTCGTTGACACCGATGGAATCTGCTGGAATTGCAATTGAAATTGAAAATTTGGCGAAGGTATACAACAGGAACTATCTAATCAACGACGGACGCCCTGGCGGAATTCTCGTTGTGAAGGGCGAGATTGACGACGACGATAAGGACGAGTTGCGCAACAGATTCAGGGGCAATATCGGACGTGCTGGACACACAACGGTTATTTCTTCTGATGAGGGCGTTGACTATGTCGACACTTCGGCAAATCCGCGCGATGCGGCGTATGTGCAAATGCGACAAATCCAAAAAGAAGAGATTCTTGCGGCGTTTGGCGTTCCAGAATCAGTAATTGGAAATGCTTCTGGCAGAACCTTTAGCAACGCCGCAGAAGAGCACAGAGTTTTCTGGAATGAGACGATGTTGCCACATCTTGACCTTCTTGCTCGCGGATTTGATGAATTGGATGAGGTCAATTATGTTGACTTCGATGTTTCCAGCGTTCCAATTCTGATTCTCTACAAGCAGGAACGTTCTCGCTATTTCATGGATGAAGTTCAAATGGGGTTGATTAGCACCAATGAATACAGAGAGGCAACTAGCCGTAAAAAGGTGAAGAGCGATTTGGCCGATTCGTTGCTCATGAATCCAAACCTCACCCCAATTGCAAATACGGAAAAAGAGATGGAACAGCAGCCACAGGCTGGAATGCCAGGTGCACCAGGAATGCCGCCAGGAGCACCAGGCATGCCAGGGATGCCACCAGAGGGTGCGCCACCAGCAATTTCGCCAGACGGAAATGTTGCCAGCCCGCTCGACCCCAACACCATGGCTGGCTCACTCGCGGCCGAGGGCGTCCCACCAGGAGGTCAACTACCCCCAGAAATGGGCGGTGCGCCAATGCCAACAGACATACAAAATGCTGCGACCCCTCCAGCACAGCAATTGTCGGCAGAAGCGTTTGGCCTTATCGAAACAAAAGAAGACAGCGTTTCTCTGCAGAGATGGTCGGCAATTCTTGGCAGGGCACTAGAACGCACCATTGAAAGGCAACAGCGCGTCACGTTGGAGAAAATGGGCGGAGTCAAAGCCAGGAAATCACTTTCAAATGGAAGTCTTGCCATCGACACCATTTTTAATACAGAAATATGGAATAGACAATTTGACGAAGACATCAGACCAGTGCTTCAAACAATCATTTCCGATGGTGTTGATTATTCAGAAAAAACCCTTGACCAACAGGACGTGGTGGCGCAACTAAACGCTCAAATGCAAAGATTTAAGGACATTAACGATTCAACCTATGGGGCATTGAATTCTGCTTATGTTTCAAGCCTTGGCGTAAAGGATGAGGAACAGAGAAACATCGTCTTCAGGTCGAGTTGTGTCGCCATATTCTCCAACCTCTTGGCAAAGTCGGTCAGCGAAATTTCTGCTACAGAAGCGCGCCGAGCATGGATGTTTGCAAACTAATTTCTGTATTTTAATTGCAATTACAGAAATTGATTAGCAATACTTCCAACGAGTGCCTTTGGCTGTCGTTTATTATGGCTAGGGCCAAAAGGATTTTTGATGCACGACATTCAATTTAAAGCCAACTCTGGACAGTTTAATATCGACCAAGCCCAGGGCATAGTCGAATGCTTCGTTGCGGGAATCGGCAACAAAGACTCCGTCGGGGACATCGTTGTTTCTGGTGCCTTTGCCAAGAGCCTTATGCGCCGCAAGCCAAGAGTCGTTTGGGGCCACAATTGGAACGACCCAATCGGCAAGGTCATCGAAATCTACGAAGTCCCACCCAACGACCCAAGACTTCCACAAAAAATGAAGATGGCTGGAATCGGTGGGCTTTACGCAAAGGTGCAGTTCAATCTCAATTCCGAGAAGGGCCGCGAGGCATTTGCAAACGTCGCATTTTTTGGCGAAGAGCAAGAATGGTCAATCGGCTACAAGACGCTTGACGCAATCTACGACAACTCCAAGCAGGCAAACATTCTTCGTGAAGTCGAACTGTACGAGTTGAGCCCTGTTCTCCACGGCGCAAATCAATTGACTGGAACCATTTCGGTAAAAAGCGATGAAGAGAAAATGCACATGCACATGGGAATGGGCATGCCCTCTGGGATGATTGCAGTCGCCGAAAAGCCAAAGGGTCCAGTTGACCCATTCGAGCAAGGAATTGCACAGCCAGCAGATAGCGACAGAATGGCTGCCCTTGAAAGAGAACTAAGTTCTCGAACCGACGGACCAATCAAGGTCATGAAGGCAAACGAAAGTTCAGTAGTTTTTCTCAAGCCTGGCAAGGGAATGTTCAGGCTTGGTTACTATTTTGATGGCGAACAGTACATGTTCGGCAAACCAGAAAAACTCGGCGTTCCAATGATGATTCAGCCAATGGTTGGTCAACCAAAGCCAGGTCCAAAGCCACAGCGAATTCCAAATTTCCCAAACGTGGAGCAAAAACCGTCGTCGCCCATTGTCCCCGTTAAGTATGGCAACGATGCGGCAAGCGGATTCTTTTCGCTCGATGACGAAAAATCGCTTTCTGAGCAAGTTGCCGCAACACTCGATGGAGTTTCCTTGGGGGGCAATCAGGCGGACTTTGTTGAACAACTTTCTGGCATAGTTGGCTCATTGCAGCAAATAATCAGCCAGCACCGCTCAGAGAAGAGTGAACTATTAATCCAGTGTCCGCCAGAAATGGCTTTTGAAACAAAGCAAGCACTTGACCCAGTGTTTGACTATCACAGAATTGAATCGTATGTCACTGAAGATGGGATTGTTATTGCATCTCCGTTGACTGGTGACGCATACGAGGCGGTGGAAAACGCAACCAAATCACTGCTCGGTAGAATCGGCAGAGGCATCGGTGGTGGGGGAAAAGTTAGGCGCGGCAGGACCGCGCTAAGCAGAATAGAAGGGGTCCTCGACCCAAGAAGTAGGCGAGACGTCGACGGTGACGGACTCATTTTTGATGGCACTTGGATGGAGCAGCCAGACCCAACCAGATTTGTTCCGAGAGTGCAGAGGTCGCTTAGGTCTGGTGGTGGCCCGAACGATGACGACAACGATGACGACAAAACACCCAGGAAACCCAAATTTGTACCAAAGAAGGTTTCTGACAAAATCGAAGCGCAAGTCGGGCGCTCAATGAACAAAAAGATAATCAGAATGTTCGATGAGTTGATTAGCAGAGGACAAATACCAGAAGACAGCATAGTAAGACAAATAGCAGATGGCTTCAAAAACGCCAAGCGCGAAGGAAGTCAAACCAGACCAGACATAACACCAGAGCAACTCGAGGCTTTCAAGTCTGAATTTGAAAGGCTGAGACCGCTATTTGCTGAGGTCGGCGCCTTAAAAGAGGGAGAGAAGGGTGCAAGCCCATTCGATGTTCTTTCCACAATAGTCACAACTGGAAAATTCAGAAGAGTCAACAAGGGAACTGGAAGTGGGAAGGAAAGAGCAGCAACTGCTGGCATGGAGTCTGCTGCAACTGGCGTGCGTGATGGTGGCTTGGATGTCATAGTTGGAACGAAAATACCGTTGCCAAAACTAAAAAGGACGGAAGGCAAATTAGACGTAAGTGAATTTATTGAAACTGGTTTGCTTCCAAAAAATTGGGAAGAAATGACTGGTGATGAGCAGGTTCGCTGGATTTCGGAGAACGAGGATACTGTTCTCAATGCTGCTGGCAAGCAGCGCCCATGGAGATGGACACAACGTGTTGCTCGGGTATTTGATAGGGCATACGAAAAATCTTTTGACGAAGACGAAAGAAAGGAGCGACTGGAAAGAAGGGCACAAAGAGGCGATGTGACAAAACCATCAACGCCACAGGCACCAAAGCCACAGGTACCAAAGCCACAGGAACCAAAGCCACAGGCACAAAAGCCACCCAAGCCAAAATCAGACAATAAATTCATGGAAGCCATTTCCGAAACACTGAATCCATTTGTTGAGAGAAATAAACAAAAACTTTCACCTGGTGTGGTCGATGCATACAACGACATGGTTTCGCAACTTGATGAGACTTTTGGCGACGAAGACATGAGTCGAGCGGAAAAGATACAAAAAGCGCAAGAAATCATTGATAAGGCATTGCGTGACATGACCATAACCAGAGACACAAACGAAGGTGACCCAAGCAGTCAATATTTTGAAGAAACTACAAAACTAAGAGAACTGAATAAGACCGATAACAATCTATTGAGTGCAGTTCAACTGATGCTTGCAAGACTTTCCGACGAACAAGATGTGGAAGACAGGGAAGACGACCTTGATGCAGAAAGAGACATGGAGGAGGGGTTGGCGAGAAGGGCAAGAAGAGCGCGCCGCTACAACGTGGAAGACGATGAGGATTTTGCTGACGGAGCAGAAATAGATTACGCAGAGTATGGGGTCCCAGACCAAGACATTGGGGATGAAGATGACCGCATGTCGCTTCGGTCGTCTGGGCGGCGCGTATTGTCACCAAAACAGTTGAGTGTGGCCAGGAATTTCCAATCTGCCCACAGAAGAAGAAAGTCAAACGGAACGCTTCGCTCGTCTGGCAAATCGCCACGAACAGAAATAACGCAAGAGTCAACATGGTGGAAGAAAATAGATGACTCATTGGATATGGAAATAAGAAAATCCGACAGCGAACTTGTAAAAGAGGGATTAAACCTGCTTCAGCAAAAAATCAAGAAATATGAGGCTGGGGCATTCAAGCCGAATTCAAAGAGAACCAATGTTGGCTCAATTAAAGTAACCGCAGACGAGGCCGACAAAATTCTTGACGCAATCATGTCGGTTATTGACAGGCAGCAGACTGCTGGCAAGGGCGGAACCGCTGGAAGCAGGGGTGAACTTTTCGCAGAACTACTTGAGACTTTGTCTAAAGCAGCAATGTCAACGTTTATAGATAAAACATCTCCAACCGCAGATGACAAGTAATTTTTCAGAGATTTCAATCGTGAATAATTCCGTGAAGTATAATTTGTGAAAACGAATTTCAAGAAATACAGCGTGAGAACAGTGCCTGTGGTATTGTCGTCTCACAAAGCATAAGGAGCCAGAACAATGGATTACGACAAGAACGCAGTTGTCAAGTTGGACACCGATGGTTCCGTTTTGAAGTGCGCCAAGGGTGCTGACGCTGGCGGTTGTGGCTATGCGCCAGGTGCAAAAGTGTGCGCAAAGTGTGGCGCGATGCCAGTTCAGATGAAGATGGCAGACGAAGAAGAGATGGTTGACCAAGAAGAGATGGTCGACGCTGAAGACGACGAAGAGGAAATGGAAAAGGGCTGGAAGAAAAAGCCAATGAAGATGAAGGCCATGGACGAAGACATGGAGGACGACGACGACATGGACGATGAGGACGATATGGACGACGAAGACGACATGGACGACATGGACGACGAAGAGCCAGAAATGGAAGAAGAGGAAGAGGACGAAGAAGGCCTGGAGGCCATGAAATCCCGTCGTTTGGCGAGCATGGGTTATAAGAGCGCCGATGTTGGGGCACGTGGATACCTGTGTGCGATTGACAGAAAGGTGTACCCAGGCGGTCAGCCAGTGTGCGATGACTGTGTTGGCGGCTGCATGTCAGAAAAGGGCATGCCAGGTCTCCTGCATGTTGAGGGCCTTGCCGAGGACATGTTTGATGGAAAAGTTCTTGACTCTGGGTATTCGGCAGAGGCTGACATGTTCGTTGTTGACGTCGAAGCAAAAGATGGACGCGCGGTTGAAGTCTTCATCGATGGAACCAGCGCAGAGGTTCTTGGCTGGCACAAGTTGGACGGCAACGCATTTGAGCAGAAGTCGCTTGTTGACGAAATGATGCTTATCGACTTCAATGACGCAGCAGAAATTGCCGTTAAGTCAATTGAAGGAAGCGTTGTTGCTGTTGAGCCAGATGTCTTTGAGGGTTTCGACGCATACGCGGTTGAAATTGACGGAATCGACGGCAAGTCCTACGACGTGTTCGTCTCGCTGGACGGCGAAGTTCTTGGCTACGACAAGTACGAAGAAGAGGACGCTCAGGATATTGAGGCCGAGGCTGCGGAAATTGCGCTCAAGCGTGCATTCACCCCAGAGCAAAGAGACCGCATGGCCGAGGAGGGCACGGCTCTCCCAGATGGTTCTTATCCTATTTCCAATCGCGAGGACCTCTCAAATGCAATTCAGGCATTTGGTCGCGCAAAAGACAAGTCTGCCGCAAAGCGCCACATCATCAAGAGAGCCAAGGCTCTCGGTGCTGAGTCGATGATTCCAGCAAATTGGGTTGCTGGTGGAAAATCGGCCGATGCAATTAACACCAAGGCCGACGCAGAGGCAGTAGACCCAGACTTCATGTCGCAATTGCTCGAATTCGAGTTGCTCAATGCAGAGGTTGAAGACAACAAAACCCAAGAATCGTAACCCGATTCTAGAAAAAGGCGCCTGCCATGCAGGAACGTAAAGTCGTAGTTACGCGCATACTGAAAAGCGGTCGGCTTTTTCCAGAGGCAAAAGAAACGCCCGAAGAGAGAATACGACGGTTTGTCGACGCCCAAAAACAAGTTGTTGCTTATCCATTTTCGCCAGATATTTCGGTCAAAGCGCTTGGTTCTTCTGGTAAAAATCCTGCGGCCGACAATAAGGACAAGCGGAAAAAGGCCAAGTCAAAGTTCAAGCGACTTGGAGTTGGAATTTTTGACCCTGACGCAAAAGCAAAGCCTGGCCAATATTTCGAAATAAGACCACGAAGAATCAATCAAGATGGGCAACTTGGGGACGTTCCCAACATGGGCTGGCTTGACCCAAGAAAAAGCGTAAAACCCAAAGACCTTGTTGCGTATGGAAAGAAACAAATACAAAAACAAAAACAAAATATTCAAGTTCGCGTTGTATCCGCAAAAAAGAACAAGAGAACTGGCGGGATAGAAGCAAAAGCCCTTGGCAGAAGCATCGGGCAAACTGTCGGAAACATCGGTCAGGCAGCGGCCAGAGCAATTGGCATAGTGGTTGACGCTGACGGTAAATTCAGGTGCCCCCCAGGTGTCCCAGCAGCAAACCAATTCACCGACGAGGTTGGAAGCAACTGCTTTGACTTTTCCCCAGCGATTGGTCGCGCCCTGGTCCGCATCGCACAGCGCTATGGGTTCAACCTTCAAGATTCCATAAGGAGAATTGATGCCGCAACTCCATTTGAGCGAGATAAAGACGGAACATTGCGCAGAGGCGCTTCGCTCAGGTCTAGCGGTTTAATACTCCCAGGCGCTCCCAGCAGACCATCATCGGATGGGATTATTTACGGCCCAGATGGCAAACCGTTAGCGACGCGAACACCAGTTGACCCAGAGGTCGCAGAATTTGAAGTGGCTGAGGAAACCCTGCGAACCATTGCCGCTGGAACTGGGGAAATTGTTGACCCAGATACGTATGAAGAAGAATTCAGGAAAGCGCTTCGTAAGGCATACCCAGAATTGTCCGATGCCGAAATTGACGAAATGGCAAAAGTTGCCGCACAAAGAGAAAAACTAAAAGACGAAGTAAGAAAACAACAAAGAGAATCATTGCAAATCCTGCGAGACATGGGCATTGATTTCGACGAAAATGACCCTAATTCCGTTCAGGAGGCAATAAGTTTTGCCCTTTGGAAAATGCGCAGCGATGGCTGGGACATTGACCTTGAGGGCTACTACGGGGAAGGTTTTCACGACAACCCCATGGTTGCGATTCTCGCCCATAGGAGAATGCTTGCGGAACTCGGCTACGACGGCCTTGAAGCAGCAGTTGAGCAAGGAAAAATTGAGGGCCTGGATGCAGACACTCTTGACAAACTCAAGAAAAAGTATGGCTCCAGATTTAGAGAAGTGATACTTCAGGCGATGCAGGATGGCACTCCAGTATCTGATTTGTTCCCAGATGATGAAGACGCTCAAAATTTTGCCGCCATGGCAAAACTCGCGTATTCAAAAGCACAAGCGTATGAAGTTGGGACAATGATGCAACTTGTGCGACAAAGAAAACTCACCCCAGACATGGTCGGTGAAATCAGCGGAATATACCACTCGGAATTTGACCCATATGACCCATTTTTTGCCGATACTTCGGTAGACGGAAGAACTGGAAAAATTACACTCAGCATAAATATTGCTGGAATGCTGGTGACCCACCCACCGAAATCGCTTAGTGATTCTGGCTTTCACCTATATGAACCAAGCGGAACTGCTGGAACGGAAATAGCAAAACTTCAAGCAATAGGAGATGTTGTCTCAGCAGAAAACAGGGCGCGTCTTCTCGGTTCTTATCTTGGCGAGTTGGGTTCATTTGCGCAAGAAGTGCAGAGGGTGAAAGAGCAGAAAGAGGCAATGACAAAGCCGCTCGGTGAACTTGGGGGAATGTCGCACGGACTTTTTGTTATGTATCACGAATTGATGCATGCGCGACAATTGCAAATTATTGCAAAATTTATCCAAAGTAGAGACCCAGGTATGACCAACGCTGAGGCACTGGACTGGGCGGTAAGAATAGGAATTGGGGGAGAAAGTTTCACTGACGCATACGGTAGGGAATTCAACATTGCCACAATTCTTTCCAGCCCAGAAGTTCTATCTACTGCTGTTGGCGATGTTGGCGAAATACTCGCCACATTGGTAGACCAAAAAATTGGTGGCAATTACGGCCCAGGCCACTACTACCAGGCAATAAACATGAATTACATTGCAAGCGCGTCAAGTCTTGGAGAAATGGAAAGACGTTACGAAGAACTCCGAAGAAAAGCGGCGATTCTCGAAGTCACAAAACCAGGTTCAGCCGAACTCGACGGCATCAAAATGGCACTAAACAAAACAGTCAGATTACTTGAAGACGCGCAAGAAGATGGTTGGGAAGAAACTAGGTTTATGCGCAACGGCGCAAGAAGTGCAAGCGCTATCGCAATCATGGAAATGCAGGCCGACATAGCGGCTGCCGTAGAAATGGGGATGATTGAAAAAACACCTGAAGTAGAAGCCCTGATATCCCCACTAAGCCGTGGAAAAGATTTAGACGCTGTAGTTGACACCATAGTCCCAGAAGTTGCAGTCGTTGAAACCAGAACGCAGAAATTGAAGAGAGTTGCAAAAGCCGCCAGAAAAATCTCGCGTGATGATATTAGGCAAATAATCGAGGATTCTCAGCGTCTTGGGAGAATACTCGACAGAGATGCAAGCAGAGATGAAAGTTTGACTTCTGGGGCCCTTAGGTCTGCAGCATCTTTTGACGGGAGAGGGGCAGCATCGCGTTGGGGCGCCTCAGTGAGGGACGCCTACATGAGCACTGCCACCCCAGAGCAAAAACGGGTTATTGAGGGTAAGTGGCGCAATAGGAAATGGTCAAAGCCATCTAGCGATATGTCGATAATTAACTCGTTGGCAATGGGCGACGGGGACAACATGGCGAATGAAATAGAAAACGAATTTATTCCATTTGTCGACCTAATCGGAAACTCCAAATTGCCAAACGGAGTTGCGGTTGAACTTGTTTTGCCGAGCGGAACCCTTTCTCCAGGAGATTCTGGTTTCCCATCTTCTGGCGTTAGGGGCGTTCGATACGAAATAGGCGGACACCATACTGGCCTGATTAAGTCAAATGAAGACCTTTTCAGTTCTGTGCCGCCAAGCCCAACCCCATCTGGCCAACGTGTAATCCTTAATGTTCCAGAGGGTTCATCTGGACTTCCAGATTTCACTCCAGGCAGCAACGGTTCTGAAGTTGGCTCAATAATTCTTCCACCTGGAGAAATCGAATTAATTGATGTGCGAGACGATGGTGTTGCAATCGCCTCTCTGACACGACAAGAAACAGTGTCTGAAACTTTGAGCAAAAAGAAGGGGCAACTACTCAGGGTTGAGCAGCGCACCGAAAGACTTGACGACAAAATAGCGATAAGAAAAGCATTGAACAGAATCGAAAGAAAAGAACAGGTTGAACAGCGCCGTTCGCTCAGGTCATCTGGGGTGGGAAATGTTGCTCAACCAAAACCGAACACTCGCGTTCCATCAGAGCCAGACGCAAGGACTGTTGCGATAAAAGACCGCATGGAATCGCAGGGCATACAATTTGGGAAACCGCTTCTTAAAAGGATTGCAGAACTTAGGGAAAAATACGAAGCCAAATTGAACAGCAGAAATAATTCAGGTGGAATTGTCTCCGACGATACTCACGATTTCGAAAGTCCAGAAGCAGCAAAAAAGAGAGTTGATAAAGCAATAGACAACGCCATAGCCCAAATAAAGGCTGGCACCCTCCCAGGTCTTTCTCCAGAAGTTGCTGAAATAATGAAAGATAAATCCCCAGAAGAGATAAGGCAAATTCTTGTCACAACCCTGCGTAAACATGTCGACGGCCTTGATAAAAGGGCAAGATTCAGAATACGTGGAGCCCACGTATATGGGGTCAGGGATGGGCAAGATTCCCCACTGATGGGCTTCATAAAAACTGGCCGATGGAGAACAACCCATGATACAAGTGGCTCCCAGGCAGCATCTGACTCCAAGAGACGCAAAGAGGCTGAGTTGCTTCTTGGCATTCCAGAAACGGCAGATGATGATTTGCGTCCAGCACATGGCTATTACCTGCACGTCGACGAACTTGATTTTAGGTCAAGAAGAAACGCAGCAAGAAGACAGCAAATTGCAGACGGGGAGGGTGGCGAAGACAGAATTCCACTCTTCAATGAAGACAATCTTTCACATCAGCCAAACCCGACGGTCACCCACGACAAAATGGTTGTTGACCCAATGCCACACGAATACGGTTCTTCGGAAATAGTCCTAAAACCAGAGGCATCACAGCGCACCGTAATCACATTCGGAGACTCGCTAAATGGGATGCGAACACCAATACCACTTGATGGGAGCGCAACCGATGACGAATTGCTCGAGGCTGGATTGCTAAATAGGGCAAGCATGCTGGATAGTGGCATGTTCAGTGTCAGGAAAACCGACACGACACAACGAAGAATAGCCGCGCTCCTTGAGGCAAGCGTCTCGCAAAATCATGAACGTGTTGCAGTAAGTACTGACGGCAACAGCACTGGCCGCTACTACGTTGAGGCGATTGTTGGCGGGTCATTCACCATGGACGATGTTGAGGAAATACGAATAGAGCCTGATTTCGAAGCGATTCACGGGAATATTTCCCAGTCTGCTGTTCCAAACGAGGTAAAGGGTCACACCGCATATGGCCTGCTTCGCGATGTAATGCCGCGAGCAGATATTGATGCAGTAATTAAAATTCTTGACGAACCAGAGACAGAAGAAAATAAAACACTTAAGAAAAATTTACGTGAAATTATTTCGGACAGATACAACCTTCACGGGAGACTTGAAGGAAGAAGAAGAATAAGGGCGGACATCGAATCAAGGGTTTCTGACCCAACAAAACCAAAACCAAAGGTCACTTTCCTGGACACGCGAGGGCGTGATTTTGAATCACACTCAAAACACCCACGCGCACTCGAAGAAACTGGCATGGATGACACCTACGACATCGTCGATGTTATTGCGCGAAGTGGCGCAGTGCGGGTGAGAAAACTCCTAAAAGAAAATAATATTCCAGTTTCTGAGGATTCAGAATTTGACTCGATGAAGCCAAAGCCTCGAACGCTGCGTTCAAGTGGTTCACCAGTCAACGAGAGAAGAACTCTCAGGTCTTCTGGCTCAATGACGATTGATGAAATACCTGGAAGTGGGGTATCCAGAAGATTGGAGAGACGGACGTCGCTGCGCTCGTCTGGCCGAACAACGAGAGAAAAATTGGATAACGGCCCCTCAGAACTGGATTACGGCATCGATGACAAGGGCCTACCACGTGTAGCGACCGTAGAAGAAAACAAACAAAAATTCGGAAGAACCCCCAAAGAAGTCAAAAAATATTTCAAGGACAAATGGGGGATAAAAGTAAAGAATGGTCTGCCAGACGGGCAAAAGAACCCCGAGCAAGAAGCAGTCGCATATGCCGCAATGCAAGCACTCGATGATGTTATGAACAATATGGGTGATGTTGCTGAAATTCTCAAAAACGAAAATCTTTCAGTGAATTTTAATTCTCAGTGGACAGCCAGAGATACAACTATGGGAAGTTTTTCCCTGAACAGAAGAGTGTTATTCCATCGCAGAAAACAAAATATGGAAATAGCGATGTACCCCAAAAACGTTGTTGAAATCGCGCAAAAAAATGCACAGGAACTTCGCGCCAATGGGGTTAGGGGCTTAATTAATGGACTTAGGCGCTCTCGGGCGGTTGGTCTTGTCGCTGACCCTTTCGTTGAAGCAAGAATTGACAATGTCCCCGATGCGGACATGGATTTGGTTGTTGCGCAAAGATTGACCTATGCAAACATGGTTCACGAGATGGGACATTTGCTTGACTATCTTGCCAGGGACGGGAATGAGCAAAGCGTCAGACTAAAGCCACTCATACCAATGTGGTTGAGTGGTGCGGAAACAGATATAGAAAAACGTGTATACCAGAGTGCGCAAATTGCGGAAACTGACTCACTGTACGCCGATAAGCCAAACGTTTCATTTTATGGTTCAAGTAGCCCACAGGAATCATTGGCGGAGGCATGGACTGCATGGTTTTTGTTTTCGCGTAGGCCAGACATAGAGGTGAAACCAGTGGGGAATGATGGAAGAATAACGCCCTCCACCCAATCAATTGCTGGTGCCGCCCAGAACGCCTTAAGGCCGTTGTTTGAAAGTCTTGGCGATGGAATAAAAACCGCCGAGCAAACCGATGACTACGAAGAAACAACAGAAACACCACTTACTGTTCTTTTGTATGCCCTTGCACCATTTATTATTGACAAAGAGGAAAAAAAGTGAAATCTGTACTTGTTGGAAAACTACTTGACACGAAGGTTTACTACGTTGTCGATTCCATCCACAAGGACTCCGACTGCATCTTGGTTGGTCGGTTTGGCGACACCAAGGTAACAAATTTTTGGAGATTTGTTGACTGGAACTACAACATACAGAAAATAACAAATACTCAATTTCATAAAGAACTTTGGCACGGACATGAATCCAAAACGAGCACGTACTGGTATTCTGTTTTTGTAGAGAAAGCCTTGCCAGTTGAGCAAGAACTTCTTGATGACGTCGTAATTAACGAGGACGTGCTGAAAAGAAGACCAAAGGCTCTAAATTTCGAAAACAGAGCACTCGACTTTAAGATTTCCCTAAAATCGCAGGTTCCTTCAACAAGAATGAAAACGGAATTGTCCTGGAGAAGCAAGGAACCAAAAAGAGAAAAACGAGGAATAAATGGCCAGCAGGGATGACTACCAGTTCAAGGCGCCGCAGGACGTTGTACTTGACCTCCCGCAGGAGCGAATAACTGGCGATGTTCTTCGTGGCTACGGCCCAAGACGCGGAAATTTGGAAAGGCTTCTTAGGTATTGGAGGCCAATAATGCGTAAGCCTGGTGGATTCAGGCGTTGTCGAGTCATTCTTGCAGACCACCCAGAACTGTATCCGTTGAACAACATCTGTGCATGGCTGCATCACGAGACAACTGGACTTTGGCCCAACGAGGGATGTCATCACCCAGGCATGAAAAACTGCAAGGGAAAACTCAAAAAAAGAAATTGGACAAACTCGCAATTTGCAGAAAGGCTCGATAGGGCAATCAGTGCGCCAGGAAGACTTGCCAGGAGCGTTGGGCGGGCCAAGCCGCTCGGCAAATCAGCAAACCTCGTGGATGAGTTTTATTCAGAAAAAGGTTGGAGAGAGCCACTTGAAGAAGAATCAATTGTCACTGGCGGAGACCAAGAGCACGCAATCAAAGTGCTGAAAGAATTCATGGACGCAGAGCCAGAGTTCACAAAGTACTTGCGTGACGATAACAACTGGGAAATCGAAGGCGAAGACGGAGACGGAATGAAAGTCCTTGCAACCTATATCGCTACTAAGTGTTGTGGTGGATGATGAGAACAAGTCGACGTGCAGTAGAGAGCATCACAAAACTTTCTGAAAAAAGTTTGTGCTGCCCTGACTCCGAGGTCACGAAAACTCGCGTCGTTTTTACTCATGGGAAAACATCCCCACAGAACATAATGCGTTCATATGGGGCAACTCGCCAAGAGATAATTTCTTTCAAGGCGCTGATAAAGAGGGGTGGTCGGGGACGGGAATTTGAATTTAAGAGAATTGGAACCGTTGCTTCAAATAGCCCTGTTTTGCAGGGCATTCAGGCAGTTGGCTCAATCGCAACACCTGGCAACTTCAGCGCAATACGAAGCCCAATTCGTTCGGCAATATCAAGAACGTTGACGCCAGGAGTTCCTGGAATGATGGGTAGAGAATCATGGCGTGATGGCGTTTCCAGATGTCCAGAGGGCTATCAATATGGCGGAAGATTCACTGACAATCAGTTTTCAACTTGTGGCCAAAAGTTATTTGCTCTTCCTGGCCCACTTGGTGCGGCTATAAGTTTGCTCAGGCGAGCAGGCAGAGCCCTAAATCCGCCAACTGCCGCAGTTTCGTCGACTGTCCTTGGACCAGGTCAACAGCCAGGAAATATTGTTCAATCTCGCGCGCCACAAATTCCAAAAGTAACGATGTCCAATCCGCAACGGGCGCTTGCCGAAGTAAGAAAGTTGGTCAAACCGCTTGGCGCCGTAGACCAGCCAACAGCGCGAATGGTGAGACGAGACGGATTTGTTTTGGAGCCAGTTGTCCCACCATCGGTTTTGAGAACAATTCCAGACAATAGAGATATGGAAGGCGCAACATACTTAATGAGTATGTCCAGCCCTGATGCAATAGGCAAAGACGAATTGGGGCTTTTGTCGAATACTGGAATTACGAGTCTTAAATACGTTTTGCCTGGCGGTTCAGTATTGACGTTGGAAAAGCGCAGACAATTGACTGTTGGCGAAAGAAGAAAACTTGGCAGAACTGTCAATGCCGCGATGGAGGCGGACAATTCAAAAGACCCGTCAGCAAGATTGAAGATGGTTGCAACTGAGACTGGCGAAGGAATTGGTTATTCGGAGTCATTTGTTGGAATAGCAAAGCCAAATGAGATTGGTGATGACGGCAAGCAAAGATGGGCAACCGCAGCCTTCAAGAAGAGGTCGACAAGAAGAGTCGCAGAAGAAGCACCAGAAGAGCCAACGCGTGAACCAGAGACGACTGCGCCGATTGGCAAGGACATAACCACACTTGCCGCAGCGGTTGCACACATCCAAAGGGGCGGGTCGCTTTCAGACATTTCTCCAAACATCCTGCAACAGGCACTGAGTAAGTCTTCGCAAATTAAGAGAGACAAAATTAGCAATACCCAAACGATGCTCACTATGCCAAATGGTGATAAGTACATCGAGAGAAAGAGCAAGTCAGATTACGAGGCATTGGCACAAAGGTTTGCCACCGAGATTCAACGTCACCTCGGCCTTGAATCACCCAACATTTCGTTTATCGGCACAGGGGATAGACGTGATTATCTGGTGGAAGATTCAATGACTGCACTCAAGGGCGCAAAGGTGGACGCCGAGGCATCATTCTCTTCTGCCCCATGGCAAGAGGTTATGCGACTTATGGTTGCCGACCTACTCACAGACATGGGGAATAGAAACAGCGCATCAATTGAAATCGCCGACTATAACGGCGCCAAAAAGATTATTCCAGTTTCAAACGATGGCGTTGGATTAACAGAACTTTCCAAGATTTCAATCCGTGAAAGAACGGAGGCTGCCGTAACTGATTTGCTGCGTCCGTCAGAGGCGCAGTTGTACCAGCAATATTTCAGACAACTAAAAGAGGCACAGCGCGCTCAGCAACTGCAATTTATTGCTACACTTATTCAGCGGGCAAGAGCATTTAACTTTACAAATTTCAAGTCAAGACTTTACACAGATGGAAAACTCACCGCTGGAGAGAAAATCCATCTCAACATTCTTGACACTTTGTATACAACCCGCCTAGAAAAACTGGTCGAACAAAACCAAGCGCTCAGCGATTTGATTACAGGTAGACAATGAGACAATACGCAGTTCTAAAAAACGTCGTGAGAGGCGTAAATTTCGGCGTTGTAGTCAAGTCTCACGGCAACCTAAAGTTCTATGGTTGGTCCGAAAAGGGAATCGAATGGTCGCGCTGGGCAAACGACAACAAGGCTGATTTGGGCCAATTGCCCGCCAATATTGCCGTTGGCGAATTCAAGGGATTGTCCGACGAAATGATGAAGAGCATCATTCTGGACTCCAGCGAGTCGGTCGCCGCTGGTGAGTCAGTCGCCGAAAAGAAAATTCTTGCATTCAATCTTGGAAGCGAGAGATTTGCCAATACATCCAAATACCCATCTTTTGTTGACGCGCCAATTTATGATGGCTGGGCATCGAAAACCAAGTCAATCAATTTCAAAGCAAAAAACTTCAGAAAAGAAGTTGCCCATAACGAAATATCTTTGCGTGTACGAATGCACGAATTGGCCTTTGACAATCTGCGCAAGGAATTTGTGGCCAAGCCAAATAAGGCAACCAAGACCTACGTTCGGTCTGAAATACGCAAGAAGATGTCGCGTGGCGCAGAGAGAAAGTTTGGTCAAAGAATTGTCGGTTACGTAAACGCCAGCGTCGAAGAGGCCGCTGGCCTGCCATCGATTAAGCGTGCCCAACTTGGCCCAAACACCAAAGAAATTCTTAGCGAATACACCAAGGCAAGTCTGGGTCGCACCATAGGTAGAGCAGTTGGCTCTGCAGCGCGTGGAATGACGCCCAATAGGGGTCGCGGGCGCGCGCGAGGTGCAGCGTCCAGATTCGTTTCTGGTGTTCTTGACCCAAGAAAGAGAAGAGACGTCGACGGCGACGGAATGATTTTCGACGGTACGTGGCGCGAAATGCCAGACCCAAGCAGGTTTGTACAAAAGCCAGATGCAAGGCCGACAGATGGGAGAATCGGCTACAACCCATTAATCGATACGCGTGCAACAAGAAACAGAGAAAACGCAAGTCGCGCATTGCGCGAAACGTTGGATGAGGTTTCGAATCTGAAACCAGAAAGAAGACGGGGATTGCGTTCTGGCGATGCACCACCACCAAGGGCAGCAGCCGCAGTTCAAATGGAAATGGATGCTCGCAATTCGAGACTCGCCAGCAAGATTACCTATGACCCACAAGACCAAGTTCTCGAAGTCACGTATAGGGGAACTGGAAAGACTGTCAGGTTTAGAAACGTTCCATACGAGAGCGCACGGCAGGCTGGGGCATCAAGCAGCCCAGACAGATTTATTAGAAGTTTGGAAGAGGCTCGCGAAAATGCGATTCAATCGCAAATGCGTTCTTCTGGTAGAGCGGGTCGTCGCGCCCTTGACTCAGACAAGACATTCGCAGAATTTGGCAACCCACAAAGATTGAGCGATGAAGCCCTAGAAAGCGCGATTGCTGCCATGAATCTTGGCGGACGAGACACTGCTGGGAAAATGGCTCCATATCTAAAGGAAAGAAATAACAGAAAAGCAAAGTTTGGCAAGAAGTACCCACGTCAAGGTGGAGAATCTTCAAAGCCAAATCAAACGCTTAGGTCCAGTGGAAGAAAATACGAAAATGTTTCTGGGCCAAACAGAGACCGCCTTGAAAATATGCGAGACACTCTTGTTTCTGGAGAACTGAATAATCCAAAACAACTTCGCGACCAACTGGACAAGATGAATTCTGATAGAGACAGAATTTCAAAGCGAAGACTTGCAAACATTGACGAACTGAGAGAATTGCCGCAAACTCCAGAGAATAAGAGAAAGCGGGCGAATCTACTTGACGAAATAATCAGAGACGGTCAGGAAGTTGAATACTTGTCGGCTGCTTCCGAAATGCTCAGCGAGCACATCGACAATGTTGCCGCAGGTAGGGATGTGCGAAGTCTTGGTGGGGATAGAAACAAGCCAAGAGCGCTGAGGTCCAGCACGCTGAACAACATCATTGACTCAGCAGAAGGCGCAAATGAAAACCTTCTCGTTGACGCGCTGAGAAAGCACCAAGACGGGAAGCCGCTTTCAAAAGAAGAGAAAGATTATCTCCTTGAGTCGCTGAGAAACATTCTTGACAACAACCCAGATATAACTGAAGATGAGCGCGTAGAACTCATTGACCTAGAGAACGCAATTTCTGGAAGAAATAGAACCACTGGTCTTCGTTCCAGCACGCTCAGCAAACTTGCGGACTCGGCCGAAGGCGCCAATGAGGATGAACTTGTTGACGCCTTGCGCAAGATTCAACGAGATGAACCAGTCACTGGCGAGCAAAGAGATTATCTGTTGGAGTCGCTCAGAAACATCCTTGACAACAACCCAGACATCACCGAAGACGAACGTGTCGAACTAATCGACCTAGAAAACAAGATTAGACGACAGCCAGGAAGTGGCAGAACGCTTCGCTCAAGCGGCTCGAGCCTAAAACCAAAGCCATCAAAACCACCAAGAAACAGCGATGGAAGTTTGGTTAACGTCTTCGACGATTTTGAAACAGAAGAACTTTTTAAGCAACTTGGTCAAAAGAACAAGATAATTAAGCAGTTAGAAAATTGGTTGAACGGTGATGGACCATTCCCCAAGTCGCTGCCCGATTGGTACCGCGACCGTGACCGCGCTAGAAAATTTCTCAGTGAATCCAGACAAGAGCGCATCAAGATAACTAAAGCCCTAAAAGACAGGGGTTACGAAAGTCCAAATGAGGCAAGGAAAGAATTTGGTCGTTCCAAGAAAAAGCCAGCAGGCGACGATAAGAGAAGCGACAATACACTGCCTTCACTCGTCAGAATACCAACACCAGAAGAGAGAGAGGATGACAACCAGTTTGTTAGTCTGAATTCAGAATCGCTAAATCCGACGTATCCGCGCCTTCCAAACGGTTATCCAGATTTTGACAACATCAATCTAGACGAAATGACCGATGAACAACTCATCGGAATGCTGGTGCACTTTGCGGAAATAAACGAGCGACCGTTTGGCCCGAGGTCTGGAAGAACATTACTTAATGAATTGAACAGTGGTGATTTTTCAAAACTTCGCGGAGAATTGCAGCGCCGTGGATATTCGCTAAAATTGGGCGAAAAAAGAAGACCAAAATATTACGGCGATTACGCTGCTGGTGACAGATATTGGACAGCGAAAAAAACGCGTCCTTCGCGAAAACCAGTAAATCGCTCTTCTTCCAAGCCAAGTTCTGGCGGAGGACGCACAAGAAGAGACCAACAAACCCAAAGATTAATTGACCTACTCAACCAGGAAGACCAGCGTCCAAAAGACGGAAGAATCGGTTACAACCCGCTTCCTGACCTTGAACGTCAGCGCGAACGCGATGAGGAAATTCGTCGCATATTGATGGGAACGGCGGGAGATTTCTATCAGGCGGCGCAGGCACAACGTGGGGGACGGCGCTCTGGCACCCTTCGCTCGGGTGGAAGAAACGACAATCTTGACGGCATCAGGGAAATGGCTGATGGCGCTGGCGAGATGGACCTCGTAAATATTTTTGACAAAGTACGAGACGATGAAAGCATTTCCCCAGATGAGCGGAAATTCCTACGCGAATCAATTCGCGACATCCTCGACAATAACCCAGATATTACGGAAGATGAACGTGTTGTCCTTATCGACCTTGATAAGAAGTTGGCCAATCAGGGCAAGAGAACACTTCGTTCAAGCGAACTCAGCGAAGGACAAATCGGTCGCCCACGCTCGGAGCGCAGAGACGCAATTGATTATCGCACTGGTGGCCCAGAAGACGCATCTCTTAGACCAGTTCTTTCCGACCTCGCCGAAGAGGCACGTGAAGGTGGGGAAAGACAACTAGGCGACATTTTCGACCGTCACAGCAGGGGTGACCTGGTAACGCAAAGTGAACTTGAGTTGGCGAGAGAAGAACTCACCAACATGATTGAGAATAGAACAGATATCGACGAAGATAGAAAAACACAACTGCGCAACATTAGGGACGACATGTCTTTTATGGATGGGCAGCCAGGACCAATCGAATACGATGAAACAGAATTTGGTGGCAGGGATTTCCCGCCAGACCCGCCAACACTTCGTTCAAGCGGTAAGAGGCCCAACAACAAACAGTCTCGAGCCAGAGATGCGGCGAGGGCTGAAGCCACGGACACGCTTAAAGACAATGCCATGGGCGGCGCAGATTGGGACAGCCCATTCCGTAGAGCATGGATGAAACTTGGAATCGGCCTGCGTCCTGGCACTGCCGACAGATTCAGCAGGGCATCTCTCATCATGTCCCTGTTTCACCCAGGTTTCATCAACGATGACAAAAGAATCAATGAAGTTCTTGAAAAGGCTGGTTTTGGTCAAGGGAGTCGCTCTTTCCAAAACATCAAAGACATGCTCGATGCTGTTCGCCGTGGAGAAATGCCCAGAGAAGAACAACTGAAGGCATTTGTCAGTGATGCTGTTTTGATGGGTGGTGTAATCAGGGGAAGAGACGGAAAGTCGATTGACAAACAAGTAAATAACGACTTCGCTGGCGTGGTCGAGGCCTACATAATCCATCAAAATCCAAGACTTGGTGATGGCGATGGGGCGCCCACGCGTTCACTTCGCTCAAGCGGAAATCTTGACGGCATTAGAGAAATGTCAGAGGGTGCAGGCGAAATGGACTTTGTTGACGCCCTCAACAAGATTCGCGACGGCAAAATTGACGACATATCCGATGACCAAATGGAATACCTGCGCGAAACTGTGCGCAACATCCTCAGAAACAATCCAGACATCACCGAGGATGAGCGTGTTGCCCTTCTTGACCTAGAAAATCAAATAAAGCCAAATAGAAGCACTTTGCGCTCAGGTGCTAGAGGAAGACCAACACAACAACAACTCAGTTCAAGAAGAATGCTTGCCACCACCGAGCGTGCAGCACGACCAAGAGGAACTTCCCTCAGGAGCAGTGGCGGTACTGGCGGAGATAGAACCCCAGCACCAAAGGCTGGTTCGGGTCGTGGTCCTGGCGTCGGCCCAGGAGGCAAGTACGGACACGGCGCCATGGAGCGAAAGTATGGCCGTGAAAAGACTGGCACGGACGGAGAACTTTGGGATTCGTTGACACCAGAGCAAAAGAAGGCAGTCGAAGAAGCGCTACTTGCTGAAAGAAAAACACTTGAAAAGAAACTCAAGGGATTCTTCAACAAGTATTGGGCTGCCGCCACGAAGAAGGGCGCCAAGAAACAGGGCGTTGTCGCTGCCTACAAGCGCGGAAGGGGTAAGGCTGGCGGTCGGTACGAGAAACGACCAGACGATGACCCACTTGACGCAACCGACGTTAGTGAGATGTTGCTGCGACTCGACCAGGCTGTAGCCAATGGTGACATTGAGAAGTTTGACGCCGATAAAAATACACGTGACCTCAAACTTCAACCAGATGGTTCTGCAACGATTTCAAACGTGAAGAGCGGGTACAAAGACCGTCAGCAGGCAATCGACGATATGCAAACCGTTTTGAACATGATTGAGGATGGGGATTTCTCGGCGCTTGAACACCTGCACCCAACCATAAAGAAAAAGATTGCAAAAGTTATCAGGGACAAAGGTGGAGAAGTTCCAAAGGGTTGGGAGAAGGAACTGTCTACTGTCGCCAGATATGCGGGCGGCGAAGAGCGACGCAAGGCTCCTGACGCAATAGACATGGTAAAAGAAAGAGGAATAAGCGAAAAGAAGAAAGACAAGCGTCTTTCGCTTTTCCAAAGACTGCGCCGAATGGACCCAGAGCGAGAAAGACAGATTGAACTTCGCGCTGCGCGCCGTGCTGGTGGAATCCGAGAAGGTATCGCCCTTGACCCAGAGCAGTCAATCAAGAAGCGCAAGTTGCGCGCACGCGCAATGAAGCGAAGAATGATTTCGCGATTCAAGAAGTCGAGAAACCCAGACGACCTAGCATCTGATTCAAAGGCGAGGAAAGACGCTGCTGGTGTTGTGAAGACCGACCCAGCAACGAACAAGGTTGAAATAAGCGACGGGTTTGTTGACTTGATGCATGCCCTTGACAATGACCTCATCGGAATCCAGCAAAAGAAGCGCAAGGGTGCAACTGAGAGAGATACGGAAAACGAACACAAGACGCTCTTGAAGAGAGTTTGGGAAAACGCTGGTTATGCAGAAACACCAACGACGCTTACAGATGATGAAGTTAAATCATTGGTCAAGGCTGGGTGGCAGGTGATTGTCAGAGGAACTGGCCACGAAAAAGTTGACAGCGAATCTTACGTGGAGCGATTCCTGCACGAAGAAGGAAGATTCATTCCTGGGCAGGGTGGCTCGGCATACGGAATCGGTGAGTACTTTGCATATCCAGGACAATGGACTGGTTATCACGGAAGTGGACCAGACGACAGACACACCATTGTTGCGCTAATTCCGCCGACTGCCGACGTCATGATGGCCAGCGAGATATCCAGAGAGCACCGCCGCATGGGCGAATTGACTGGACGAATCAATGACAGGTTTAAGGTTCTTGGCGGAAGAGACGCAGTCAAAGCAAGAACACCAGAAGAACTTGTTGCGGAAATAGATGCTGCAGTTCCAGACCTTGCTTCAGATGCGACCAGAAGCGGTCAGATAGTCAAGCAGTTGCGCGACAGGCTTGAAGCGCTTTCCAAGATGCCGAATGACACCCCAGAGCAAAAAGCAAAAATTGCAGAAACAAAAGAAAAACTGCTTTCGACTCTTGACTACCTGGAGAGGTACACGAAACAGCGTTCAGCAGAAATGATTGCGCCAATAATCGGTGTCGACGTGATTGACGCCAATAATGGCGAATCAACTGGTTCGCCAATGCTTGTCCACAACAGAACCATTCTTGCCGCATTCCAGAACCCAGCGACACTTCAGCAGGCGGAAGCAATGATTGCTGACGAAAACGGAAGGCAGCCTGGAAAAGTTTGGACGAAGTGGAAGCGCACCCCAACAGATGGCGACACCAAGCCAAGACGCCTGACAAGAAGAAGAACCAAGCCAGCAACACAACCAGCGCCGCAACAGCCAGCACCTCAGCCAGCAAATCAGCCGACTCCGCCCGCGCCAGCATCCTCTGTTCCAAATACTCCTGGTGGGCCAGTAAATACCGATACATGGAATACGTCAACCCCACCAACAACTGGCTCCAATCCAGCCATGATGCTCACCGCCCCAGATGGAACTCGCTATTACACAAAACTGAGAAAGAGCGGCGAGACAGCGCAGCAGGCAGAAGAAAGAATGCAAACGGAAGTTCTTGCCTCAAAACTTTATGCGCTGGCTGGAGTTCCAGTAGCAGACCTGCAAATGGGGACCAATAATGGCGACCCAGTAATGATGTCTCGAATGATTCAAGTAAGAATGCCAAGAGGAAAAGCCGACAACGATGCGGCAAGGGACAATTTCGTTGTTGATGCTTGGCTCGCCAACTGGGACGCGCCACTAAACGACAACATTCAAATTGACAGCAATGGAAACGCAGTCAGAATGGACGTTGGTGGTTCGCTTGACTTCAGGGCGCAGGGCCAAAGAAAAGGCTCTGGCAGAACTGTTGCATTCGGCAACAACCCAGGCGAAATGAACAGCATGCAGAAGCAGGGCACCTACGATTTCACTGGCATGGATGCGGCAGAACTAAAGAAACAAGCGCAACGCCTGTCCACAATTACAAATGACGACATCAGAAAAACCGTGGCAGCCGTTGTTACAGACCCAGCGAGGGCGGCACAACTTGCTGCTACTCTTATCGCTAGACGAGACGCAATTGTCCAAGGATGGGGATGAGAAAATGAATTACAAAGAAGCAATGCAAAAAATGGCAGCAGACGAGAAGGAATTATTCTCACTGATGGATTATCCGCCATTCAGAGAAATAGATGGCGGGGAATACGATTCTGAATGGACACCAGACTCTCCCAAATGGGGATTCCCGACCATAAGTGAACGCGGCGAGCAACTTGCCGAAGCAATCAGGGACGTTCACTCAACGGTCAGTGACGCCCAGAAACAGGCTCGCAAAGAGGGTAAAACCATTTACGAAATAGACCCGCAAATTGTTGCCAGTGCTTTCAATGAGGTGTTTGAAGAGTTCAGCGAAGATATTGATGAAGCAAAACTTTACAAAAAGCGCTTTCCAGAAACGCCTATTTCTGCATTAATGCAGGCATACAAGCCCAAAAAGTAGGTTTCGCTCATGGCAGATGAGCAGTCTGACACAAACTCGAAGATATTTGCTCTTCGCGCCGCTGGGTGGATTGGCTGTACTGGCGCGCACAAAAAAGATGGCAAATGGATGCCATGTGAAACACCAGAAGAACTACAGAAACTGTCAAGCGCAGCGGAGCCAAAAAAGAAAACTGGCTTCATTGAAATGCACGATAGGTATAACACCAGAAAAGCAAAAGGAAAAAAGAAAAGAAAAAAGGGCTGGGAAAAACTAAGAGAAACAAAACCACTTGGGGGATTCGCAACTCTTGAGGGTGGTGGAATAGTTTCGGCGCCAATAGAAGGCGTAATCCCATTCGGCAGAAAGTCATATATTCCTGGGGTTTCGCCTCGCGATAATGACCCTGATGTTTTCACGGATATTGAATCTGCCAGAAAGCGTTCCCGAATGCTTGGTTGCATTGGTGTTCGCAGAATGCCTTCTGCGACTGGCCGAACAGTTTGGATGCCGTGCACAAGCAATTCGGATTACGCAAGGCTTGCTGGAACGACATTTCTTGGGCGGAGAGGCCAACAAGAGTCACAGCGACGAATGATTAGAACGATTGTTCGAAATGAGATGCGCGAACAAGACAGAAGGGTAAGGAAAAAGTCACTTTTTGACGAACTAAATGGCGTAGAAACAAAGGGAATCCTAGGACGCGCAATCGGAAGGGCAAGCAATAGTGGCTCGCTGTCGCGAAGAATGCGCAGAAGCATGTCAAGCGCCAGGGAGCGAATTGATGGCGTTCTCGACCCACGGGTAAGAAGGGACGTTGATGGAGACGGATTCATTTTTGACGGCACTTCGCGAGAAATGCCAGACCCAACAAGAGCAGCAGAGCAGGTCAACACAAATCTTCGTTCTTCTGGGACCAGAGGATTCGAGCCAGCATGGTTCGCATCCAAAACAAACAACAGATGGCTAACACCAGACAAAATCAAAAAGGGCGGAAAACTAAAAGCAAGAGAAATACTCAATTACGACAGAATTCGCCTGCGAGAAAACAGAGACGAGCAGGCGCAAGCACTTGGTGTTACCAGGGCAACAATTGACGCAATGCACGAACCAGGTGCATCGCTTGACCCAATCGACGCAGACCGACTTTCTTTATCCGCACTCGAATTGCATCCAGCATTGATTTGGGGTGAAGCATGGCTTGAGCAAGAAGAAGAAAAGACTGGCCCAGTCAAACGAAACAAAAAAGGAAAAGTTGATGGCCGCACCACAAGGGCTCCAAAGCCATTGGATGAAAGAGACAGACAAGTACTGGAAATGCGCAGGAACGGAGCGACGCTTCAGGAAATTGCCGATGAACTTGGGGTGACAAAACAAAGGGCAGACCAGTTGGTGAAGCGAGCAATAAAGCGCAATGAAGCAGAGATAGACAGAGATTCAGGCCCAAGAAACCTTAGAAGCAGCGGAATGATTCGTCGCGATGAGCGCGGAAGACCAATCAGGCAAGTTGACAGGCGCAAAGAAACACTTGAGGCGTCAATAAAGAAACTAAAAGAAATAGGTTTGAGTGACGAGGAAATAAACCTGTTGATGACGGGCGACAGGGATACACCAGTTGACGTCACAACGCGCGATGTTGACGTATCTGAGGCAAAGCGCAGCCTGAGAAGCAGCCGCATGAACATGCCCGTTGGCTCACCGAGCCTTCGCTCAATGAGTTTGAGTCAAATGTCGAAAACTCCACCAAAAGATTGGCCAACGTCTTCAAAAACCCACATGGTCGACTGGGCAAACGGTAGGCCATCTTTCAACATTCCTTACTCTTTGGCGCAAAAGTTCAAGAGAGACGGAGATTTGTCCGATAGGGATTGGAAGACTTTGCTCAGGTTCTATGCGCAGTGGGGCCCAGAAAATACCTCTGGAAGAAGACTGCGCTCATCTGGAACAACTTCGACGAGCGACTACAGGAACATTGGGGCGCGAAGAATGGCCCAAATAATCCTTGAACGAGTGTCCCCAGACAAGCGCAATAAACCAGCAGGAAAGAGAAGGCACTATCACATAGTCGGACCAGGCGGCATGGGCAAAAGCACATTGTCTGACTATTTGAAGAAAGAGGGTTTAATGCCAGATGAAAAAGATGCTGCGCATGTTGACCCAGACTTCATAAAAATGGGCATCGAGGGGTACGAGGGAGGAAAAGGTTCTGAACTTGTGCACAGGGAATCTGCTCACTCTGCAACAAGAACGGTAAATGACGCCAGGGATATGGGGATGGACATAGTAACTGAGGGAACTGGATACAGGCTCTATGACTACAAAACCACATCTGACAACACCTATGAAAAGGTGATTCATGTTCCGTATTTGCCTTACGATGTTGCGGAAAAAAGAGTCAGGGAAAGAAATGCAGAAGGCGGAAGGCAACTTCCAGTTTCTCAAGTTAGGAGTAAGGGCTACGGCCTCTACGGTTGGCTGACTGACGTACTCAGGAGGGGCGATGGGCAAACCATGTACATCTGGGACATGGACGTACCAAAAGGCGCCGCGCCAAGAGTGATAGCAAAGATAGAAGATGGAGTATTTACGGCAATTGATGAGCCAAAATTCAAGGCCTGGTCAGAACAACACGGCGGACACAGGGGCGGCGACTCCAATCTCGAGTGGTTTAAGAGGAATTTCCCCCAAAAGTAAATCAACCATTTACACACAATGGTTTGAGCAATTTCGTTGGTAGTTACACTACGCAGCAAATATTTTCTGTATCTTTGATACCTAAGGGCTGGGTGCTTACCTGAGCCGCAAAGCAACAAGTCCAATACTCACAAAGAAAGTCAAAAACTAACATGTCTACTCAAGACACCAGCAGATTGAACGAACTGCAAGGCGCACTTCGTTCGAAGATGGCGGAGAACAAGGCAATCGCCGATTCGTTCCGCGTCGAGGACGGCGTTGTCGTCGTCTCTACCGCACAGAAGACCGCGTTCGACAAGAACATGGCCGACATTCGCGAAATCAAGTCGCTCATCAGCGGCCTTGAGGCAATGAGCGAAGTCGAGTCGTGGGGCGGCGCACAGGCCAAGGAGTCGGTCGCTCAGGCTGCCGCTGCTCAGGCTCAGTCGTACAGCCAGATTGAAACCCGCAGCATCGGTGAGGCGTTCCTTGCCTCGGCTGAGTTCAAGTCGTTGGCCAATGGCCGCAACGGCGCGAACATGGCTGCTCCGTTCCAGTACAACGGCGCAATCCAAGTCAAGGACGTGTACACCACGCTCCCGACTGGCACCATGGGCAACGGCGCTTCCGCCGTGTTCGGCACCGTGCAGCGTGACCCGATGATTGTTCCGCCGAAGCGCACCAAGAGAGTCCGTGACCTCTTCCCAGCGCGTTCGACGACCTCAACCGTCATCGAGTACTTCCGCATGACTGGCTTCACCAACAACGCGGCGATGGTCGCCGAGCGTGTTGGCAACCAGTTCGGCATCAAGCCACAGTCGAGCATGTCGTTCGAAGGTGCGCAGACGTCGGTCAAGACGCTTGCCCACTGGGAAGCGGCGCACCGCAACGTTCTGGCCGACGAGCCACAGTTGCGCGGCATCATCGACAACGAACTGATGTACGGTCTGCGCTTGCAGGAAGATGCTCAGATTCTTCTGGGTGACGGCACTGGTGAGAACCTGCTCGGCATCTTGAAGACCCCTGGCATCCAGACCTACAACTGGTCGTCGGGCGCAACCGATGCGCAGAACAACAAGAAGGACTCACGTGCAGACGCCATTCGTCGCGCGCTGACCCTCTCGATGCTCGCCTACTACGAGCCATCTGGCGTTGTTCTTCACCCGAATGACTGGGAGCAGATTGAACTGACCAAGGATGCAAACGGCCAGTACCTCATCGCAACTTCGGTTGCGCTGGGTGGCGAGCCGCGCGTCTGGCGCACGCCGCTCATCGAGAGCGTCGCAATGCCAGAAGGCACCGCCCTTGTTGGTTCGTTCGGCCAGGGCGCGCAGTTGTACGACCGCGAGCAGGCCAGCATCCGAGTCAGCGAGCAGCACGCAGACTTCTTCATCCGTAACGCCATCGTGATTCTTGCCGAGCAGCGCCTTGCGCTGGCCGTCAAGCGTCCAGAGTCGTTCGTGAGAGTCTCGTTCGACAGCGCTCCTGCCTGATAGGACAGCCGAGTAAGTAGCACCCCCGCTACCCGTCGCGAAACATGCGGCGGGGGCGGGGGTTCTGCTTTATACTGGCAACATGGCCGAATCAAGATTCACCAGCGAAGAACGCGCTCAAATATTCAGAAGTTTTTTTGACGCCGACCCGCAGCAACTGCAGAAGGCACAGACAGTCGCCGCAATGCTTGCCGAAGACGACGAAGACGTGGCCGAGGCAGCGCTGGCAATAACGTATTTCTACAGCCAGAAAGAAAACAAAAAGGCCCTGGAAGAACTGCTGAATAAACTTTCAATATCCGACATCTAGACAAGGGTATTATTGTTCATGGCTAAAAATAAAGACGGCCATAACAGGTTTTCTAGCGAATTTGGCAGGTTTGCACTCAATTCGGCAGCCGTTCCAGAGAAGTTCGAAGAGTGGATGACGTCAATGTACGGAATATCTCCAAGAATAAAGAAGAGAAAGAAGCGCAGATAATGCCAGTGTTCGGCGGAACCCCATCAGAGCAGATTAAGGCCCGCGAAGCGTGGGACAAGGCCAGGGCGTTGAGCATGCTCCTGACTGAGAGGGCCGTAAAAACACCGAGTGGCAGATGGGAAGCCGCTCACAAGAGAGAGACAATAAGGCTTGCACGAGAATTTGACCAAAACAGTGAAGAATATAAGCGACTAATTAACAAATGGTATAGGGAGAATCCAAGGCCACAAGAAGAGCAAACTGGCTTTAAATTCATTTCTCCGCCGTCAGAAAATAAAGACAAAGAGAGTTAGATATGAGTTCGGACGCTCCAAAGACCCTTGAGGAAATGGTTGCACGGTACGGGAGAGCACTTGCCGTCATAGATGACGAGACTGGCGAACTCAAGGTTATGGGGATGGCTGGCGCCCACAGTGTTGACGTCACTGGTAAGCCGAAGAAAGGTACCAAAAAGCCAATAAATGACGGTTTTGACCCAGATGCAGACGAGAACAACGAGGACGAAGACGAAGAGCAGTATTCGGAAAAAGAACTAAAGGTCGTCAGATACCTCAACGAAATGGAAGATGACCAATTCCACCTTTTATTCCCAGAACAAAAAGACGAGGAGTCCGCTGAAGAGTTGAAGTGGCTCTTTGACACTGGCTTTGCTTTTGCGCGCAGGGCGCTTACTGGCAGAAGAAAGAAAAAGAAGAAGAGAAGTTACAAAGAAGTCGTCGACGACACAGAAATAAAAGCAGCAAAGAAAAAACTCAAAGACCCGAAGGGCGGTTTGACTGCTGCTGGTCGCGCCCATTTTAAGAGAACCGAAGGCGCGAACCTCAAGCCTGGAGTAAAGGGCGCTGCAAACACACCAGAGAAAATGCGCCGCAAGGGCTCATTCCTTACCCGATTCTTCACAAATCCATCAGGCCCGATGAAAGACGAAAAGGGTCGCCCAACAAGACTTGCCCTTTCCGCAGCGGCATGGGGTGAGCCAGTTCCACAGAACGCAGACGATGCAGCAGCGCTCGCAGCAAAAGGAAGGCGCATGTTGGAGAGGTATGAAAACTCCAAGAAAGGAAAGAAAGACGCTTGGGATGACGTTGATGAAAAGACACTTGGCCCAACAATCGGTGGGGGCGGTGGCTCCAGTGACGCGACAAGAGACCATGACGGCGACGGCGTAATCAACGATGGAACGCCCGACGAAAAGCCAGCGCCAAAGAAGAATCCCAATAAGTTCCTCGAAAAAAGAACTCGCAAGCATGTTCGACGAAAGTTGCGCGAACAGGGAATCGAGCCAACAAGAAGAGGTCAGTCAATACAGGAACACGATGACGGAAGCCTGCACATTTATGATGACCCACGCCCCAAAAAGGAGCGAGATGCGCGCAGGGCTGCTAGAGAATCTTTCAATCAGGATGAAGACAGAAAGCGCTTTGTCAGAAATCAACTCCGCAAGGCTGGCATGACGCCAACGGCGAAAGGTTCAGAAAGAAGCGACAAGGAGAGAGCGGCGCGCCGTGCCGCAAGGGCCGAATACGAAAGAAGAGTTGCTGCTGGTGAACCGAGAAAGCCAAAAGCAAGTTCAACCCCACCAAGAAAGTATCCAGATGGCTATGTTCCTGGCCGTCCAGCCGACAGGTATCCAGAACCAAAGAAGGACACTTCGTGGGAAGACAACGAGGACAGGCGCAACAGGGCCAAGAGGAAAGAATCTTCGAATGAGCGCGCGGAGAGACAGAGACAAGAGCGCATGCGCCCTGCTGACCGCTCAAGCCAAAGAGCGGAAGACTCACGAAATCGCGACAAGCGCCCGCGCAAACCAGTTGACAGACTTGGTGGAGCAAATGGCCAACCAAAGAAAAAGACTCCTGGAAGTTGGATTGTCTAACTAAGTGATTATTGATGAATATTATTCAAGAAAGTATAGAAAAGCGGCCTGTCCTATCGTTTCTGCTTGAGTCAAAAGGTGAGGACCTAGACAAATCCTTCAACGAGGGTGTGGGTGGAATCAACGTCAAGGAATCCAAGGCTGTTTGGAAGAAGTTCAGGATAGAAAACGGGTTCTCTTCTTATGCTGACCTTTTGACGCTTCCTACGGTTCAGCACAAACTCAAAAAGTCTGAAATTTATACGGTTGGCCTAACAATTCAACATGCAAACGTATCTGGCATAGAAACGTGCGCGTGGAGGGGTCACTGCACGAGCGTGTGCGTGTTGGACAACGGAAATGGCAGATACTCCAGCGTGCAAAAAGCGCGCAACGTCAAGACTCAGTTCTTGGCAAAACACCCAACAGACTTCCTACGCATACTTGGCTCTGAAATAAAGAAGCATTCAGATGAGAACGAAAAGGTTCTCGTGAGGCTAAATGTGAATAGTGACCTGCGTTGGTACACGATTCTTCCCACCCTTTCAAACGGGCACCCATTGATGCCAAATGTATATATTTACGACTACACAAAAAATCCAGCAATTCTCCATGGGGACGGCATGGTTGGTCGCAAATATAGGGCCGTTTACAGCGTGAATGAAAAGTCGGATTTGGCTCGTGTTCGCTCTTTCCTTGCGAGAGGCGGAACCGCTGCCATTGTCACAAACAGAAAAAAGAATGGGAAAGTGCTTGATTCGTATCTCGGAATACCAGTTATGGATGGGGACTTAAGTGATGACAGGTATCATGAGCGCGGTGTCTGGGTGGATTTGGCTGCAAAAGGAAAAGCGCGGCAAATGCCAGATGTTGGCTTTGTCAAGAACATTTATTAAATAAAAAAATGGGCACTTTTGCCTTGTTTTTATTGAATAACTTGGTTGTGTAGAGATGTTGCAATAAAAAGTTGCAACATGATTACCACACGTGTGTTAATGTAGAACTCAACAACAATTCCATAGGAGGAATTAATCATGGCAAGTCAGCCAACTGCATATCCATATCCATCAGTAGTCACCGCCCAAATCGAGGGCACGCTTTCGACCTCTTCGGTCGTCAAGTTCGTGATGCCGTTCAAGGGTCGCGTCGCGGGTGGCCATGCCGCCGTCACGACTGCCCCAGCAGGTTCGGCGCTTACGTTCGACCTGAAGAATGGCTCAACCGTCATGGGACAGTTCTCGATTGCCGCTGGTGGGTCCACAGACGAAATCGCAATGTCGAGCACCGAGGCATACACGAAGTTTGCTGCTGGCGACGTCCTTGAAATCGACGTCACCGCAGTCGGCTCTGGCACTGCTGGCGCAGGCCTCGTGGTGACCCTGGTCGTCGACCAGTACAACCTCGATGGTGATGGCACCAACGAGTACGCCCTGACGTTCCGCCGTGGCGGACACGATGGTGGCGTTCTTACCGCAGCCAACACCAACACCTACCAGGAGAATGGCACCACAACCGCTGGCGCCGCGACTGGCGAGACCGTCTGATTACAGACAAATAGTTCGCCCTACTACCTTAGGACGCTCAAGACCCGTTGCCGAAAGGCACGGGTCTTGTGTTTTATAATGGTGAGGTGAAGAAGGTAATTTTCGCATCTGTTTTGGCTCTTTTGCTCGCTTCTTGCGGTTATCAGGGCCACTACAGATACGAATGCCAAGACCCTGAAAACTGGGAGGCCCCAGAATGCAACCCGCCGATGTGCCAAGTCGATGGCGCTTGCTCGAAAGACTTAATCGGTTTCGACTGGGAAGGAGAACAGCCGTGAAGAAAAGATACACAGCGGAAGAACTCGACGCAAGACTCAAGTTCGTCGTTGGCTGCATTCTTGGGCTTGTTCTGACTATTACCACGATTGGCGTGCTGTATGCCCTCGTATTCGTTGCCCAGCCGATTGGCGCACAGGCAGAAAACGACAAGATGTTCTTCGGTGTTCTTTCCTCGGTGGCTACGTTTATAACTGGAACCCTGGCTGGACTGATGATTTCTACTGGCCGCAACAAGGAACAGAGCGATGAACCAGAAGACGTGGGCTGATTACCAGGGTGGAATCAAGGGGATTCGCTTTGAATCCCACGAGATGCAGGAAATGGCTGACCCCACAGCAGTAAAGCCGCCCTACTATCCCCCAGCAGAGCAGGAATTTATTTCCGCCATGCAAACGATTGCCAGAAGGTTCGGGAAACTGGCAGACAATGACGGCAACGGGATATGGGTTGGGTATGTCGACAAAAAGAAAAACGACAACTACTCAAAGGGAATTTACTGCGAGCATTGCGCCCATTACGAATCGGAAAAGGTCTGCAAAATCATTGCGGCCAAGATTGAGCCAGGCGGCTACTGCAGATTGGCGGCAATCCCTGCAGAAAAAGTGACGATAAAGGGCAAAAAGAAGAACTAAATCTTCGTCTGCCCATATTCGCCGTCATAGTTCTCGACGGCTCTTTTCACGGCGATGTGAAGGGCTACGTACAGGGTTAGTGCGATGAGTGCTGAAATCATAGGGGACGATTATTGCTAAATACCCACCACCAATAGTGGAACTATTTGGTAGCATTTGTCACTAGGCGCTTATGGAAAAAATCAAAAAAGACATAGCAGTGATGGCAAAATTCTTCATATTTCTGCCCCTGATTGCTTTGTCAATGCTAAAAATGGCAATCAAGGTGCGCAAAGAAATGAGCCACCCAAATCCAGAAATGTGGGAGTAAAAATGGTCGGGTTCAATGACTACCAAGCAGCAACAGAGTCAACTGCTGTATACCCAAAAGACAAGGCTCTTGAATACTTGGTTCTTGGGTTGACGTCTGAGGCTGGTGAAGTGGCTGGCAAATTGAAGAAAATCATCAGGGACAATGAGTCCGTCGTTGGGGTCCACGAAGCACAGGTGATTTGCAAAGAACTTGGCGATGTTCTCTGGTACGTTGCCCAGATTGCCCTTGAACTCAATACGACTCTAGAGGCAGTAGCAATGATGAATATAGATAAATTGGCTGACCGAAAGAATCGTGGAGTTATCGCTGGTAGTGGCGACAGCCGTTAGCCAAGACGCTTTTTGAACAAATCAGAAAGTGCGTCATTTGGGGTTTCCCCAAGTCCTATTCTGTCCTTGTTATCAACAAACCAATTTGAGCACTCCACGTCTTCACCCAATGCTTCCTCTGGTGCCTGCTGCTCGTCAAACGGAAATGCAAACCACTTGGCGCCAAATTCATACGTTCCCCCATACCTGGTTTCAAATATTGCAATGGGCCAGAGGGATAGTTTTGAAGACTCAGAGTATTCTTCCATGCCCAAAGCATAGCGCGCCCCCGCCAGGACTCGAACCTGGAACCTACTGATTAGAAGTCAGTTGCGCTATCCATTGCGCCACGAGGGCCTACCGAAATATTACTTAATCGGGCAGGCGCCAGTCGCGCAGTCATCCATGGTCAGTTCACCGTCAAAAGAACGCTGAACAAGCGGAATCGACATGTCAATCTTGGACACAGCCTTTTCATATTCCTCTTTTGTCGTCTCCTCGTATGGGGGGAGCGGGAAGTTGTGGTCGGTGTGCAAAAGGAACGACACGGACTTTACCGAACTGTCGTAGTTCTTGGACAGCCATTCCTTGATTTCTGGCAGTTCTTCCAGTCGGTAATAAACGGTCACCGATACGGCGTTGTCGGCCCAAACTGTTTGCATCTTCTTGACCCATTCCAACTGCTGAACAGCAGTCATCTCCGATGCCAAGATTGCGCCATCTGGCGACTTGCATGGGAAGTCAACTACGTAACGCGTGTGGTCTTCGCGACCATCGATGCCAATATCCCACTGCACTTTGTAGCCACGCTTGCGACATGCCTCAACAAGAGGGTCAGACGAACCAAATCTCACACGGCGTGTGTAGTACTTGGCGTATGCAGGGTGAATGCCTGGCGTAACGCCTGGTAGAAGGCTCAGGGTTCCAGAAGGCTGAACTGTGGTTAGGCGCACCGACTTGGGGAGACTCTTGGAAACGCTCCACGAAGCGTCAAACTTCTCCAAATTCGTATAAGTGTCGTCCAGCCACGAAATCTGCTCTTCCGAACACTGCAGGATTCCAGTGATTGACTGACCAAGCCTGGCATTCTTTTTGACGATATTGGTCGTCTTGTCGTACGGGTACGACATTGTCGTGATGTGCTTCTGGACCTTGTAGAGCAACTGCGAAATATCCATCAATTGCTCTTTGTCTTCTACGTTTGGTAGGAAAATCGTGGCCAAGTTGCAGGATTCACCATCCGCAAGGCCGATTTCCGCACATGGGTTGAAGCCCTCAATTGAGTTGTCGGTTTTTTGCTCGCCGAGGCGCCCATACTTGCGCGCCAACTTGCGGTTTACGAGACCATATGGCTCACCAGAGCCGTCATATCCCTTCCATAGTTCGGGCATGATTTCGTCATACGAGTCTGCATAGATGCTGTTGTTGCTGTTTGCTCGCCATGCTGGGACAGAGCCAGATGACCAGTTCTTTGCACGAATGAAAAGAACATCGTCTGGGTCGCCAATGGCAATCTGGGCCGAGCGGCGTGAAGAGCCAGAAACAACAATGCGGCCAATGATGTTGCAGATGTCAAGAACATCAATCGAACGAAGTTTCTTTCCGACTCGGTTTTCCATGACTTTGCAAATGTCGGAAATGCCCTCGATTAGCGCGCCAGGTCCGCTTGCGGTTCCGCCGAATGTCTTGAGTGGCGCTCCATATTCGCGAACCAGAATTGTGGAGTAAGTGAACGACTTACCAGTATCGAAGTACGACTTGAGAACAGCGTGAAGAAGACGCTTCCATCCGTGACGCGAGTCTGGAACAATGATGTCCGCATCGTTGGTGCGCTCATGAGTGATGGAAACTCCAGCCTTTACTTTTGGCAAGTCATGAATTTTCGCGCGCTCAACCGAAAAGCCAACACCGCCACCAAGCATGAGGTACTCAAAAAGCATCTCAAAATCTTCGATTGATTCGATGTTGGTGAAGTAGCAGTTATTCAAAGAGGTCGCATTGAATTTCTTAACCAACGGTGTACCCATCTGCCAAAGCGAACGACCAGAGAATGAGCAGCGCAAGTTAAAGCAGTGGTCAAACAACCGCTCGGCTTCTGCGTCAGTTAGCGGTACGCCAGCCTCAATGGCGCCGTTGATAACGCGTTGAAGGGTTTCAGTCCACGTCTCGTTATCGCCGTTTTCCTTCTTGCGGCTATACGTGCGCAAGAAAACGATTTCTCCGAGGCCACCAAAACCCCACGGAGGTGTTTTTTGAGAATACGAATCCACAAATGACTGTTCAAGCATGATTTTCCCCGTCTGGTTAATTTGAGTTGCCCAGGTTACCACAGGGCAAAATACAGAAAGAGTCTAAATTAGACCAAATTTTTTTGCTTCTGTCACTGAGATGATTTTGCCCTTCGGGTGGACAAGAATCTTGGTTGTGACAGTTGGCGTCAACTGTCTTTCCACAAAAATGTCTTCTTCAACTAAATAAGTTTGGGCTGACTCGAGCATATTCCCGCCAAGACCAGCAATATGGTCTGGCTTTTCAGCCTCCCCAACACAGTCGCCAGTCGGGTGGCCGCAAACCAAGCACGGCTGCCTGTCCGCCCTGGCAACATAAATATTATCCCCGACTCTATAACTTTGCAAAAAATCGTTTTTGTAAAAAACCATAATCAATTATACGGCAATGCTATGTTTTATTGCAGAAGGGGCCAGTAACTCAGTGGTTAGAGTAGCACTCTTATAAAGTGCAAGTCGCGGGTTCAATTCCCGTCTGGCCCACTAAAATTCCTGCACCAAAAAGCCATGACCAAGTATTTCGTTTATCGTTTCTTCGTCTAATTGGTTCAGCGAGACTTCTTTGTCAACCTGCCTTCTGAAGGCGCCATGGAGCATGGCTGGGTAGGAGTATCTCTTGATTGTGCCTATTGCATTTTGTGAAAACTCCATCAAATGCCCCCAGGAAACCGACCTGCCGTTGTAGGTGTACGGCATCGAAAACAGGTACACGTCTGGCGCCGCAGAGGCAAGATTTTCATCACAGTGAATGACGGTGAGGCACTCCTTGACCCCAGAATTTGGCTCCAAAAAGGCCAGTGACAACTCCTTGTTTTGGGGCTCATTTGCCACGTATCCCTCGGCCACGAAAGTAAGAGAATCTATGCCCAAATTAAACCTTAAAATCCTCATAAGTTCATAACATCTGGCGAATCTGCGCTGGTGATTTTCTTTCATATGTCTTGATTCGAGTTGTGCGCACAGAAGCGGCTTGTTATTGCGCCAGGCAAAGAAGTTAAAGGCCAAATCTTCCCCAACCCCCTCGCTTTTCACTATGAGGTTCTTGGCCAATTGCGACGCCGTTAGTGTCAAGGCAATCTTGGAAAACGGGTCGAGATATGAATCCACGAATAAACAGTAGCAATAGTTGCAATGGTAATAGGGGATAATGGATTAAGGTACACGACATGAGCAAAAACAAGAAAAGCACGCCAAAAAAGAAGTCAGCAACCCCCAAGAAGAAGCCTGCCGCCAAAAAGGCGCCAGCACTTCCAGACAAGGTTGAAGTTGATGTCCCAACTGTTGACGAAATCAAGGACCTGGTCGCCGACACGTTCAAGGCGATTCAGGCTGATGACTTCAAGTTGACAGAGAAGACAAAGAAGGGCTTCTTTGGTCGCATCAAGTCGTGGTTTAAGGTCAGTTGAAAAAGAAGACCAAAAAGCCGCGCGGTTCGCTTGCGCAGAACCTCGTCGGGGAAAAATTGTCGCGTCGAATGAACGACGAACAAATTGACGAGTTAATTGATGCGGTTACGGTGAAGAAAGACTTCGTTCGTAAACTGAATTAGTCAACGACTTCTGGAAAGTTTTCCCAGGCTCCGCCAAACGGCTTGATGACCATGACCTTTTCGTGAGTCATCCACTTGTTGAAAGCGCTGACGTATACGGCGATGTTCGTCTTGCTCGCAGTGCGCGCCCATTGGCCGCGTTGACGTGACAGCCAGTTACGAAGGGCCAACGGCGAATCGCCTGGCTTGAGACCAACACCGTCAATAACAAGGTTGGTGAACTCCTCAACCTTTTGACGTCCGTGTTTCTGTGATGCAAGAATGGCGAATACGCCCCATGCATGGCGGATTCCGCCTACTGCGGTGTCTGCACGACGGCTGAGTGAGAGTGCCCACTCCAGCATTTCGTCGTTCTTGTTGGCGTAGTCAACGATGTCGTGACGCTGCACGAGACCCAGCGAAGCGTGGTCCATTGGGTTCAGTCCAGCCTCCATGCAAATCATGGTGCGTGCGATTGGCGAGAGATGCGTTGCGCTGTGGGTTACGCCAGCAGCAACAAGGGCATCATTCACCGAACGTGACAGACCCGAGTCAATGGCTGTGTATGCCGAGTCATCAACACCACGCAACACGAGACACTGACACGCTTGGTCAGCCTCAACGATTGCGGTAAGGCGATGCTGACCGTTGAGCAACTTGCCAGTCTTGGAGATGGTGATTGCGTCGTTTTGAATTTCCCACATACCACGCTTGATGGCATCTGCGTATGTGGCGACGCGATGCTTGCGCAACTTGCGGTTGTCCGTGTTGCCCTCAAGCATCTTCTTTGCCACCGATGGGGTGATGACCTCAACGGCAACTGAAACTTCGGATGGGATTTGGAATGATTTGTTTGTCATAGTGGGCTATACGCTAAAGGCGTTACCAGCCAAACACAACCTGTCGCTGGGACATTTTGTGGTGACAAACGTCACCTTTTCAATTACTGGAACGGATAAAGATAATCTTGTTTTTGTTAGAAAACTTAAAATCCTTGCCCTTCCTGATTAGGGCTGGATGGTCGGCGAACACCCTCGACCACCTTAATTGTGGGTAGTTATTCTTCAGCCATTCATTGGCTTCATTGACAGACATGTCCTGGACAATCGCATTGAGTTCGCCCTGGGCCTTTTTCTCCTCTGCCGCATATTCCCTGCCCATTTGAGTACCCAAAAAACCAAGGGTGTCATGGATTGGTGAGCCAGACCTGCGGACGATTCTTCTCATTTGGCCTGCTTGGGTTGCGACATGATTTCATCAACGATGACGGTGGCGTACTTTTTCCTCAATCTCCATATTTTGGAATTCATTTCCATGATTGCTTCGGTATTTCTTGCCTTTGCGCAAATTTCTGGGTCGTAGGTTCCATACTTTTTGAACAGCACGTCATCGAAGTCTGAGTTCTCTATGAGAATGTCGGAAATCCAATTGGCCCTGCCGTCGATTTTAATCATCAAATTGCAGAGTCCTTCATATCCAAAATCCTGAAAAATTTTATTGACGACAAGTTCGCAAAAATTATCTCGGTACATTTTTTCCGCATGGCGCCCCTCTTTCATGAACTCACTGATGTAGTCAAGCAGTTCATCCCTGTCGGGCCCATTGTTATTTTCTGACGTATCGTCGCCCGAGTTGTCCGACATGAGTGACCACCAATCGTTTTAATCCCCTGGTGACATTATCTCATTTTCGACACTCAGGCGAGCGACATAATGACCTGTTCGGTTTGTTTCTTTGCCTTCGTTACCCACGAATGATTATTCATGGATGCATTTGCCTTATCTGTTGAATCTCCGTCTCGGTAGTGGTCGAGATATTCACCCACGGCATTGAGCATTGACCAGCCGTTGTTGCCGTATCCGCCAGCGTTGTTGGAATTTACGTACAGGCCCTTAACGAGCCCCCAAATTTCCTCACGATTCTTTTTCTGGCGGTCAGTTTCATCTTTTTTCATTGGGAAAACATTTTGCAAAACCCTGTCAATCTTCTTGTCATTCATTTCGATGGTAAGCAGTTGGTTTGCGGTCGCCGCAAAAGCCTTTGCCCACTCAACAGACATGCCCAAAATTGTTCTTGCCTCCTCCATCGCCAACTCGGCATTGCGAGTATGGCGAGCGGTGAAGACGCTTTGGGCGAATTCCAAGCCAACAATGACCGTGTTTTTGCACACCGCACGGATGCTGGTGTTCGCAAACGTAATCGGGGTTTTCCCATCATGCCCATTACGAACAAGCAGATATCGCTGAATTGTGTCATTCACGCCAACAGGGTCAATAATCAGTGAGCCAAGGTCAATACAGGCAAAAAATTCGCGCCCTTCGTCAAGGACTCCGCAGGTGTCCACAACGGCATCACCACCTGCAGCGCCGACAATATCGAGAGCCCTGTCCATGACTTCGCGATTTTGCTGAATTACAAACCTTGTTCCGACTGTTGATAGACCGTCAAATGTTCCATCGTTGTTTACGCGAATGGTCGCGCGCGAGTCATTGACGCGCACGACTGTTCCATCTGGATTCCTGAGAATCTCACCGTTGGCATCAACGGCGGCAACCTCGGCCAAGACGACATCAAAGTCCGCCTCTGCGGCAGCCAGCATGGCCTCAGCAGTTTGCAGACCCTTCATTGGAACCCCCAGGCGATGCCACGGAATTTCCCTATCGGCATACGCCATCTTTGCTTTGCCTGCTTTTCCTATTTCTATGTTGTGAGCCATGGCTTCAACTATATCGGATAAATCTAACGAAAACACAAGCAAGCCGAACGGCGCTATGCTTTGGGCATGTGGAGACAAAAGCAAAATATTTACGAAATCATAGACGAATCACTTAGTGAACTTTTGCACTTGCGGGTTCATGGTCACAAACGGGTTGAAATCGTTGATGTAATACAATTACTGGTCGAAATCGAAGAAGCCATACCCGAATTTGTGATTGACGGCGACGAATTTGTAAAACATTTTAGAGAAAAGCGCCGATAGAGGGCCAATTCTGGTAGAATTGGAGTAGCCTGATACTGCGATAACAACTGCGGCTTTACTATCACCGCACAGTCCATATCCACCCACACAGGAGAAACACGTTGAACACATTCATGGGTTGGGGGCTATCTTTTACCCTCTTTTTCCTCGGCATGAACATCCCAGCGCAAGCCAACGCGCCTACTTCGGCAATAGAGGCTCCAGCGGCGCCAGAAAGCCCCATGCCTCCATGGCCAAGCGACAAACTTGAGGTGGCCAGGGCTGAAGCGAACAGACCGCCAAAGATTGCCTTCAAGTGGGGCGACGTTTCTTGGCTGCCAGAACTGGCAACCAAGGCTGGCTGGCCTGCCGAAACCCATGAAAAACTCGCCCAAATCATACTGAGGGAATCTGGTGGCTGCCCCAACAGGCGCGGTGGTGATGCGGTTGACGAAAACTGCAACATAACCCATGTAACAGAGTGGAATCACCGTTCTGATACTGGCTTGCTCCAAATCAATGGCGTTAACTACAACCCCAAGCGAAACAAATGGGCAATCGCGTGTCGACAACTCGGCATTTGCACCCAAGAGCCGTTGCTTGACCCATTGACCAACCTCAAGGTTGGCTATCTTCTCTATCAGGCAGACGGATGGAACCCATGGGACCCATGTGCTTGGGGGGACGAGTGGGCGCACCGTTGCAAAAAGAAGCCGTAACGGTTTTCTGCGGCTAGTATTTGCCGCGTGACAAAGAAAAACATACGGGGAGAAATCCTTTCCGAAACAGAAGCCATCATCAATGGCAAGCGCAACAACGACTATGGTGACCCAGTTGAGGATTTCACCACTACCGCTGCATTGTGGCAGACATACCTTGCCAGAATTTATGCTCGCAGAGGAGAATTGTCGCTACTTCCGCACGATGTAGCGGCCATGATGGTCCTCTTAAAGATGGCTCGGCTCACTTGGACACCAGAAGAAAAAGACCACTGGATGGACGCCATTGGATACGCAGCACTTGGGTGGGAATGTGAGGTAAGGGAAGGCAAAAATGACCAGTAGGGACACATACGACATAAACAAATACGCCGCCGAAAGTGGTCATAATGTCCAAATCAAGGACGTAATTGGCATGATGGCGTCTTCTGAGCCTGAACTTTTTGGTCAATCTTCGGCCATTTTGGTGAAGGCAAAGGTGTATGAGCCTTCCGAATCGGTCAAAATGGCATTTTTGCGCATGGTTGAGTGCGCTAAATTGTTGGCGCAAGAAGATAAGCGCTATTGGGATGAGATTTTTTCGGAGTGAGAAGGAAATGACCGAAGAAAATATCGAACAACAAGAACTCGATGCGATTTTGGCCGAAATAAAGGACAGAATTCCACCGCCGTGGGGCAAAACAATTGCCTGTGGCGAGGGTTGGCACCAATTGGTCGCAAAATGCCACCTAGAACTCAAGGCGCTAGACCCAAATTATGAGATTTGTCAAATAAAAGAGAAGTTTGGGACCCTTCGTTTCTATTTTTGGACAAAAAAAGACGACGAAACAGAGTTGGCAATGTGGAAAACATCCCAAAAGTACGAATTGGCTTCAGCCGAGTTGTGTGAACTCACTGGCAAGCCTGGAAAATTAATGTTTAAACAAGGCCTTTACAAAACGCTTGCCGAAGAATACGAAAAAGAGGGCTGGGAGCCATCATTCGGTGTCGAGGCAGTCAAAATTTTCGGGAAAGAGAGCACTTAAATGGGTGGCAAGAGCAATGGGATGGGCGGGGACTACGTAGTCAGCCTGTACTACGACGAGTTCATAGACGCAGACACCCCTGACGAGGCATACGAAATATTCTGGAGCCACTTTGCCGCAATGGACAAGTTGACCCTGCGTCGCTACATAACGATTGCCGACGGAATAACACGCGAAGAGGACCCCGAATAACAAACGGGATATAGCGCAGTTTGGCAGCGCGTCTGGTTTGGGACCAGAAGGTCGCAGGTTCGAATCCTGCTATCCCGACCAGAATAGTATTGGGGAATGACGACCGAACATCGCAAAGCGCCGCGCCGCAAGGTTGTTGAAATAAGCAGAGTTGGCGCATGGGGGAACGTTGTTTACGAACACCGCCTCGAATGCGGACACACGGAGCGTCGCCCCCGTGCAGCGACCTCGGAAAGTCTCGCATGCGCCTGGTGCTTGCGTTCACAAGCAAAAGAACTTGAAATTCGCTCACTGGCTTCACCAGCAAAAACGGTTGAGCCAGACCTCCACCACACCGAAGTCGAAATAGCAAGAATAAAAGCAAAAATTTCGCACACCCTCAACGTTGCCTTGGAACAGGTTGAGGTGTCAGTTGTTGACAAACTCGGTGAGCAAAAAATATCTGGAGCGGTGGTGTTCCTTTCCGAAAGCGACGTGCGTAAACTAATCGGCTAACACCAACAGGAGGGGCAATGGAAAATAAAAAATCCAACCGAAAAGAGTTTTCCGAAGAGGAAAAACAAGAGATTATCCGCCTCAGAAGTGAAGGCAAATCATGCGACACGATTGCCCACTTTATTCATGCTGGCAAAGACAGAGTCCGTCGCTTCTGCAAAGAAAACAACATTCCACTTGGCTCAAAAGATTCTTTTTCTCGTCGGCCATACCTTTACCACGGCGCCACTGCGGAAGCGCAAACAATCAATACCCCATATCCAGATTTCTCCCTTGCTGCTTGTCGTGGCGAGGACATAAACACATTTTTCCCGCCGTCGGCGCAGGCGAATGGAAACAAGACGGAAAAACTCAAGTACTCGCGGACAGTTCTCATGGCACAGAAAATTTGCTCCGAATGCCCAGTGCAGGTTAAGTGCCTAGATTATGCATTGCTGGCTGAGCCGCATGGAATTTGGGGTGGCACAACAGAAGAAGAACGCGAATATCTTCGCATGAAACTCAACATAAAGTGCGAGAGAGAATCAGGCAATTCAGCGAGAATGGTTCGCCGCCACCTGAGCACGTTCACGTACCGAATCAATAACAGAACAAAATACGAAGTGAATCCGATTGTTGTTTCGAGGCTGTCAACACGTGCATAGCATTTCGCCGCAACTCCAGAATGTTCTCGACCGCCTCAATGGTGTCGTGCGCGTCTCTGGAGGATTTCAGGCGAAGTGCCCATGCCGCAACGATGACGATAATCCATCATTTTCTGTATCCGAGGGAGAGGGTGGTAAGGTCGTCGTCTATTGCCATGCGGGAAGATGCGACACAAAGCAGGCGTGTGAGGCGATGGGTATAAAAATGTCAGACCTCTACCCACCAAAACAAAAACGCGAACTTGATTTTGTCGCCAAGTATCAATACCTTGATGCTGACGGAACTTTACTGTTCGAAAAGTTGCGCTACGTGGATAGGGCATCTGGCAAAAAAGAATTTCGTCAGCGCAAGCCAGACGGCAATGGCGGGTGGGAATACAAACTCGGCGACACGCCGCGCGTTTTGTACAACCTCCCAGCGGTTCTAAAAGCAAAAGAAAGCAATGAGCCAATTTGGGTTGTGGAGGGGGAAAAAGATGCAGACACTCTCATCAAGATGGGTATATGTGCGACGACTATGCCCAATGGGGCTGGAACATGGCTGCCCATCCACACCGAAGCCCTCGCTGGTGCAGTTGTGGAAATCGTCGCCGACAACGACGAAGCAGGACTCGAACACGCAAAAAACGTCTACCAAGAGTTGACCGAGTCTGGGTGCGACGTACAGGTTTGGCGGTGTGAAAAGGGCAAGGACATAACCGACCATCTCGCACAAGGCGGGAAAATAGATGAATTATCGGCAGTAAATGTCGCCGACGTGGTCGTTTCGGAAAAGAAGGACGTTCCAGTAAGCGACACTCATGAGGGCAGGGCAATACACGAAATTGTCGAAATGCTCGAACGTAATGACATGTCGGAAAGCCAGAAACTTTCGCGAGCACAACTTATTATTTCCCGAACATCAAGCACCAAAATCGTGGATACGGGCAGGCTTGTTGAGTGGTCCACTTTCGTAAAAGAGTCCGACGATGATTCATACGACTGGGTCATACCTGGATTGATTGAGCGCAGCGAGCGGGTTATCGTCGTCGCAGCCGAAGGTGTTGGCAAAACAATGCTGGCGAGACAGGTTGCAATATGTGTCGGCATGGGAATTCATCCATTTACGTATCAGCCAATAAAGCCACAGACAACGCTTTCTGTCGACCTTGAGAACCCTGAAAGAATCATCAGGCGAACATCTCGCTCTATTTATGCCGCCGCGCATGCCGTATCAAGAAACCCAAAGCCGCAGGCACATCTTTTGATTAAGCCCCAAGGTCTTGACCTTTTGCGCGCCGAGGACAGAGCCGTCCTTGAGGAAATGTTAGAAAAAACAAAACCAGCACTTCTTGTCATGGGTCCTTTGTATAAGTCTTTCATTGACCCAGGTGGCAGAACCAGCGAGGCGGTTGCCATAGAAGTCGCGAGATACCTTGACACCATTCGAGACATTTATCAGTGTGCGATGTGGCTGGAGCATCACGCGCCGCTTGGAACATCAATGACCACACGCGAACTTAGGCCATTCGGTTCGGCGGTGTGGTCTCGCTGGCCAGAGTTTGGAGTTTCCCTGCAACCAGACACAACTGGAATGGCATACCACTACGACCTAAGACATTTCCGTGGTGCACGTGACGAACGCCAATGGCCAACTAGAATTAGAAGAGGGAAACGTTTCCCATTTGAGGTAGCCGAGTGGCCGCCGTCAGTAAAGGTTCCTACATGAGCAATACCCCAATGACGAAAGAGTTTCTAGCGGAAAGGGACTCTCGAATTTTCAAGATGCGCCAGGCTGGGGTTGCCGTTTCTGAGATTGCCAAGAGATTCAACGTTTCCACCAAGGTTGTTTCCTTGGCGATTTCTCGCCAACTTGAAAAGTTGAACAAAGAAACAGCACTTGCATACCCAGAAGTTCTCCGCATGGAACTAGAGAGACTTGACGCAATGCAGGCAGCACTGTGGCCGCTTACTCAACACCGCAAAGTGACACTCGACGACGGCACCGAAGTTTCTGTTGAGCCAGACATGAAGGCCGTACAACAGGTATTGGCAATCATGGATAGGCGCTCAAAACTGCTTGGCATGGAGCAGACCAATGTCAATATCCATGCCGACATAGACAGCGGCAACCAACAGCCAATCAGGGCAACGCTGGCTGGTCAAGAGGGCATGCCAAAGCAAATCAACGCATTTGACCCAGAATCAGAGGCAAAGAAACTGCTGGAACTCATGGCTGTTTCTGGGGTTTTGCCCAAAGAAACTGTCGCCCAGATGCTTGGACAGGCGCCTATCATCGATGCCGAGGTGGTCGAAGGTGAACCAAGAGAATCAAGACAACTTGAAAGCGGCAATGGACAAAGTGGCGGAAACGCTGACGCCGACGGTGTCGTCGATTAGCAAAGAAGACGACGGCCCTGCCGACAAGCAAGTCCTCATCAGAACCACCGAACCAGAAAGAGAACGCTGGAAAAAGGCCGCCGAAAAAGAGGGCATCACCCTTTCGCAGTTCATCAGGGAAGTCTTAAATAAAAGAGCGAACGAATTGCTCGACTGCACACACCCAGTTGAATTCAGAAGATGGTACCCGTGGTCGGAATTTTGCCTCAAATGCGACTCAAGATTGCGGTGACGGCGCTACGCTGTAGATAAATTCAACCAGAATTGGGGGCTTTTAAATTTAATGAGCGCAACACCAGGATTCTTCGAGTACGCATTAACACCAGAAGAAGAGGCGACAGCAGCCAGAATCGGGTACGAACGTCAACTGCCGATGTTCGCCCAGCCAGAGCGCAATCGCAACTACTACGAAGGCGAAGTGTGGGAAATGTGGCAACATGCGGTGTGCGCTGGTGCCGAACTTGCTTTCGCGCGCATGTGCGGATTAGATGACTTCGTCCCACATGTCAACAAGTTCAAGACGGTGGAAGACGTTTCTGGGTGGGAAGTAAGGTATTCATTTGGCAACAACATGTTGCGATTCTCCGAGTGGGATGACCCAGATGCGCGCTACGTCCTTTTAACGGAAGGATTGCGCCACAGGGTCAAGCGGACCAAAGAGCAAGGTTGGCTCGGCATCCCGTACAGGGCAGTCGCTTGGGCCTACGGCCATGAAATTCTCAAAAGCGGGGAAAAACTTGGCAAATCATGGCGGCTACACAAAAACAACGCACACAAGATGATTGAAGTGCAAGAACAATTCTTGATGTAGTTTGGATAAATCTAACCAGAAAGCGAGTTTGATTATGAATTTTATAGACAGCCACGAAGTAGCACTTGACGTTCTTGGCGACGGCAAAGACATCTGGACCTGCAAGTGGTCTGGGGGTGATAAGGTTCAAGTCTTCAGGGGCGACTTCGTCAACAATCGCATCCTCTACAACCATCTACTGACGCTTGATTGCAGCAGTGCGATGACGGTAGCGGAATTCTGCGATTGGGCAGAGCAGTTGCTTTTGGGTCTAGTCAAACAGGAGTACAAGGAAATATGAAAAAGAATCAGCAGAAAAAAGCGCCGCAGCACAACCACCTGCTCATCAATGCAAAAACTCCGTTCCCGATTACCAACAAGCGGAGAATGAAAAAGTGGCTGAAAGGCCTTGTAGAAGAAATCGGAATGTACAGAATCGCGGGCCCTTTTGTCCATTACGTCGATAAGCCTGGCAACAAGGGACTGACGGCAGTAGTAATGATTGAAACAAGCCATATCGCCCTGCACATATGGGATGAGCCAGTGCCAGCACACGTGCAATTCGATATCTATACCTGCAGTGGACTAGATGTGCAGGGCGATATGGCTTGTTTCAATCATTACTACTGCCGTCAGT